GACCACCCGTCCCGCCGCCGCCCCCCCGGGCGGCGGCCCCACCCCGGAGGAGACCACCGTGGACCACGAGCAGCTGACCGAGATCCTCACCGCAGCCCTGGAGGCCATCGAGAACGAGGTCGGCATCGACGAGATGGAGATCCCCGATCTCGCCGTCAGCCTGGCCAACGCCATCCTGCGGGCCGCCGGGTGACGACCCCGTTCCTGCTGCTCGTGGCCGGCGGCCTGCTCGCCGCCGGCCCCGCGCTCATCACCATCGCCCTCTGCCACGGCGCCAAGCGCCGCTACCAACCCGAAGGAGACCCGCAGTGACCCGCCACCTCTGGGAGATTGACCACCCGTACTACTGCACCCAGGGCAACTACTACGCCCGTGCCGGTGAAGGACTCCACACGTCCTACGAGTCCTGGACCGACTTCTACCAGGACTGGGGCGCCGAGGACCCCGACCTCAACCTCGTGTTCCGCTGGGACTGGCAGCGCTTCGACCCCGACGACTACGAGCCTGACCAAGAAGTGCCCGCAGACGTGCTCCAGGTCTTCTGGGTTCTTCAGCGCAAGGCGATTCTGCGGTCTACCTCGTGCGTCGTCACCGAGGCCGACGAGCCGGCCGTTCGGAAATGGCTGAACGAGCGCGCTCGGACGATCACGGCGATCTGGGAGCCGATCAACTTGCAGGCTGCGCAGTGACGACCGCCCTCGTCGGAGCCGCGCCCGCCCTCCTCCTCGCCCTGCTGTGGACCGCCGTCATCCTCGGCTCCCGCGTCCAGCAGCCCCGCCCCGGGCCCCGGCCCTACGTGCCCCCGCCCATCACCGACACCTACGTCGCCGACCAGATCGCCGTCCTCGAATGGCAACTGAAGGAGCACCAGTGACCCTCACCGACCGGCAGCGCCAGATCCTCCAGCTCATCGCAGCAGGCCGCACCCACGCCGAGATTGGCCGCCAGCTCTACCTCACCGAGGACACCGTCAAAACCCACCTTGCACGGATCTACACCAAGATCGGCGCCACCAACGCCGCGAACGCAGTCGACATAGGCCACCGCCGCCGACTCCTCACCCGTATCGGCTGCGGCACCATCGCCGGCTACCGCCGCCACCAACGCCAGCACGAACCCGCCTGCGACGACTGCCGTGAAGCCATGCGCCTCAAGAGCGCCGCCCGCAGAGCCACCGCCCGACGCCAAAGGAGAGCCGCGTGATCCCCGAACAGGAGACCTACCAGCAGCAACTCACCCGGATGCGGGACGAGGCCACCATCCGCGCCACGAAGGCCGAGGCCGACCGGCGCGCCGCCGAGAACGAACTCGGCCAGCTCCGGCGCCTGGTCGCCCAGCTCACCGAACAGCGCGACGAAGCCCGCATGTGGGCCCGGCACGGCTACGAGATCGGCCAGCGCCACTGCGGCTGGACCGACCACGGCGTCGCCCCCGCATGGCTTACGGACGGCTGGCCAGTCGACCTCGGCTCCTGCGAGACGACCGCCCGCGCTGAGCAGGCCGAGGCCCGCATCGCCGCCGCCGAGACGGTGCTCCATCGCTATCAGGGATGTGCGTCCAACACCGCCGCGGCACTCCGGATGGAGATCCGCGAAGCCCTCGCTTCAACCACCCCCTGCGCCAGCTGCTGCCCGACCCCCGAAGCCCAGCCATGACCGGCCCTGACGACGAGTGGGACCCGGCCCTCCTGTTCACCGACGACAGCGAGGACTGGCCCCTCGACCCGCCACCCCGCCCCGTCGTCGACGTGATCCCCGACATCACCGACTACCAGCCCTGAGGAGACCACCATGCACCTCGCACTCGCCCTTGGTTCGCTCGCCTTCTCCACCGGGGCCCTCATCTACGTCATCATCTCTGGCCGCCGCACCGCCCGGTTGAACGCCCAGACCACTGCCACCTGGGAGCAGGTCGCCGAGCTGACCGCCCAGACCCGGGCCGATCAGGCTGCCGCCGACCAGATCCGTTGGTCCCTGCACGGCCGAGGCTGACCCCCGACACGACGAAGGGGCGCCCCCGAACCCACCACGGCCAGGGCGCCCCACACAGTCCGATCACCATACCGCCCAGCACCGCACAGGAGACCGGACATGCTCCCCGCCCCGCACCTCGACCGCCTCCGCACCCAGCTCCAGCAGCTCCCCGAGCTCATCACCCTCACGCACCTCGCCCTGCTGCCCGGCTCCGGCCGCCGCGGAGCCCGCGTCTCCGGCGCCACCCGCACCGCACCCCTCCCGTGCCGCGTCGACGTGCTCTCCCTGATCGGCCCCACCGCGCCCGCCGTCCACGACGAACACGGCGACCAGGACGACACCCCCGGCCTCGACCTCCTTGCGGAGTGGGCCCGCGCCGTCATCGACGACCGGCAGCGCGCCAACGACTGGTCGGCCTGGGTCCGTCCGGCCGGCCACGACCGAGAGGTGACCGTCTCCCGCGCGGTGAAGACCCTGCTGCTGCACCTCGACTTCGCCGCCAGCCGCGCGTACGCCCGGGACCTCGCCGACGAGATCGGCCGTCTGCACAGCCACCTCAACCGAGCATGCGGCGGGCCCCTCCAGACCGGACCCGCCCGCCGGCACGTCTGCCCCCGCTGCCACCTCATGACCGTCACGGTCCGCCCCGACGGGATGCGCGAATGCTCCGCCCCCGACTGTCGCGCCGTCCTCACCACCGACGAGTACGCCGACCGCGTCGAACAGACCCTCAGCGAACTCGCCGCAGCCTGACCGTCAGTCGCCCGCCGGCTCCGTCCTTGCCGGCGGGCGCTCCGGCAGCTTCGCCCCCGGTCGGCGGAGGTACCAGGCGACCAGGTCCCGGATGACCTGCGCCCGGTTGCGCGTGCCGGCCCGGGTGCCGAGGTCCTCCCAGTCGTCATCGCCGATGCGGACGACTCTGTTCGTGGTGTGACTATCCTTCGCGCGACTGACCATGGCGCCAGGGTAGGGCGCGCATATGCATACGTCGACCACCTGTGCAGTTCAGCCAATCGACATGCATATGCACGAAGGGCTTGCTGTGCATATGCACATCGGCTACCTTGTGCATATGCACACCGCCGACGAGAAGCCGGCCCAGCCCGGCATGCCCGCCCCGCCCCAGACCAAGAAGGTCATCGGCGGCATCACCCTCTACGGACCCCAGCTCACCAAACTCCAACAGGCCACCGCCGACGGCACCAGCCGCTCCGCCGTCCTCCGCTACCTCATCGACCAGCACCTCTGACCGCCCCCAATAAAACGGGCCCAGGCGTGGGGATCGCAGCCCCAGCCCAGGCCCTTGACCACCGGAGACGCAACTCCCATGGCCCACCAGAACGGTACCTTCCGCCGCACCCGGCTGGTACAGCAGGAGCGGGAGATCCCGCACACCATCAACGGCATCACCCAGATGGTCACCGAGCGGTACGCCACCGCCGTCCCCGTTCCGCCCCGCGACTGGGACCGCCTCGTCCGCGGCGCCGTCACCGGAGCAACCGCCCTCACCGTCACGGGCGCGATCGCCTGGTCCACCGCCAGCATCGGCGACCTCCTCGCAGAGGCCGTCCACCCCGCCATCGCCTACGGCGCCGCCACCGTCTTCGACCTCGGCTGGGTCTCCTGCATGGCCCTGGAGTGGCTGAGCCGCTACGACCGCCGCAGGGCCACGCTCCCGCGCCGCGCTGGCTACATCGCCCTCGTGATCGCCATGGCCGCCGTCTGCACGCACGGCATCCTCCGAGTCGGCCACGACTCCATCGCCGCCGGCGTCGCCGTCGGCATCATCGGCGCCCTCGTCTCCGCCCTCGCCAAGGGCCTGTGGACCATGGCACTCCACAGCTTCAGCGTTGAACTCGACGACCGCTCACAGCAGTGGGTCGAAGCCCAGTTCTCCGCCGCGCACGCCCGCCTCGCGACCGCCGCCGTCCAGCGCGAGCTCGCCCGAGTCGAGGGCGCCACCGCGGACATGTACGCCGCCTACGAGCTGCCCGCCGCTGAGCCGACCCACGGCGACTACGACACCGCTCTCGCCGAGGCACGCCGCATCATGCCCGACGCCACAGACGACCAGCTCACCGCCCAGTTGGTGGCAGCCGGGCTGGTCACCTCGACGCCGCAGGATGACCACCTGCATGACCACCACGGTGACCGCGAGATGACCACCGTGCCTGCCAAGCGGCTGGCACGCGAAGTGGTCACCTCGGTGGTAACCCCGGACCCCGCCACCATGACCAGGCCCCAGCTACTGGCCGCCGCCCGACGCCTCAACCGCGAGGCCCTCAAAGGGCGCTCCGGCCGGCCCGTCACCATCGGCACCTTGCAGCTCCAGTTGGGGCTCTCCCGTCGCGAGGCGACCGAGGTACGCCGCGCCATCGTCGGCGACTAGCCCATGGCCGCCGTCCTGTGGTGGGCGGTCCCCGCCGCCCTCGCTTACGCCGGCCTGTACCGCGCCGCCGACCACCCGGTCCGCCAAGCACTCCGCCTCGCCGGCACCACCGCCCTCTGGGCCACCTGCCTCATCCTCGTCATCACCTGGAGATAGCCATGGGCCTCTGGTCCAAGCTCACCGGACAGACCACCCCCAGCCCGACCGGCCGTACCCCGCGCGAGCGGGCCCGCCGCGAACGCGAGATCCGCAAGATCGACGCCGGCACCGCCGACCGGCTCCACCCCGGCGACCGCCGCGGCCCCCGGAAGGGGGAGCGGTGACCACCATCCCGCCCCCACCGACCTACCCGCCCACCGCCGGGCCGGCCACGGTCAAGCCCAAGACCGGGCACGTCCCCGACGCCGAGCCCGCCGAGTGGTGGCGCAAGGACGGCCCCCGCACCCCGGGCCAGCCGGACCCGACCGTCCACACCCCGATCCCGGTCGGGCCCGCCGGACCGCCCTCGATTGAGGAGGCCGCTCAGGCGTTCTGGGCCCCGGCTCGCGAGATCTTCGCCGAGCAGGCCACGGCGATCGCCTCGCAGATTGGCCAGCTCCTCACCGAGACCGAGGCCCAGCGATCGGCCCGCGAACAGGTCGAGCACGAGACCCTGATAGCCGCTCAGCGCGCCGAGCGTGACGCCGCGTTCGCCGCAGCGGGGGAGAGCACCGCACAGCGCGCCGAGCGCCACCGCGTCGAGGACGCCCTCAACCCCGGCCACCGCCGAGACGACCTGGTCGGCATGGTCGACCTGCTCGCGTCCCGGATCAGCGAGACACCCGAGGAGCGGGCCGCCCGCCTGGAGACCGAGCGGGAGATCGACAAGCAGCGGCGCCGCGCCCGGGAGGACGCCGAGCTGGCCGCGGCCGGGGAGACCCCGGAGCAGCGGGCCCGGCGGCACCGCCAGCAACGGCTCGCCGACAAGCGGGAGGCTGCGACCCGGGCCCGGCGCCAGCGCCGCCGCGCGGCCCGCGCCGCCGGCACCTCTGACCGCGTCCGCCGGTTCCGGCGCTGGTGCGTGCTCACCGCGATCTCTGCGGTCGGCGGCTACGCCACCGGGCTCGTGCAGATCATCACGCCCGGCGGCCCGTTCGTCGGCCTGATCCTCGCCACCTTCGGCTGGGGACTCGACACCCACCTGCGGGACCGGGGCCGCCTGCGCGTGAGCGAGGTCCGCGGCGCCCGCCCCCTCTTCTTCCTGCTCCTCGCCCGGATCCCGGTCGCCTCCGGCATCGCCGTCGCCACCGGCATCACCCCCCTCCTCTCCGCCCTCCACATCTACTGACCTGGAGTCACCATGACCTCCTTGCTCGGACCGTTCACCGCCACCGGCGTGTGCCTCGTAATCATGGTGTGGCTGCTCGTCGGGCACCGGGGCAAGGGCACCCTCGCCGAGCAGCACAAGGACCACCACACCGCCTGGTGGATGCTCCTGTTCGGCCTGTTCGCCCAGGGCGCCGGCCAAGCCTTCGAGGCGCCGAAGGTCGTGGGCGACTCGCTCACCGCCGCCATGAACCAGCAGTTCAACGCGGGCGCCGGAGCCACCGCCGCCATCCTCGTGATCATCCTGTTCGGCACCAAGCCCCGCGTGTGGAAAGACGTGATCGTCGGCGGTACCCTCCCCGCCGCCTGCCTCGCCTCCGGCTCGATCCTCGCCCTGCCGTTCACCGTGGTCGGCTCGTTCCTCCACGGCCTGATCGGAGCCTGAGATGACCAACCCCCTCTCCGACGCCCTCACCCTGCACGCCGAAGCCCTGGCCGCGTGGAACGAGTGCCGCACCAAGGCCCGCCAGATCAAGGACCCCAAGGAGCGCGCCACCGCGCTCGAAGCCCTCAAGGGGGAGCGGCCCGTCCACCCCTACCTCGGCGGCCTCTCGCTCGCCGCGCTCCGCCAGGGCAACCGCCGCATGCTCGCCCCGATCAGGACCCGCCACGTCGACGCCAAGACCGAGCACGCCGACACGCTCGCGGCGTGGAAGGAGCGGCGCGCCAAGGCGAAGCAGATCAAGGACCCCGAGCAGCGCGCCAAGGCTCTGGAGGACCTCGGCGAGCGGCCCACCCATCCTGCCCTGGTCGCCGCCGGATGCGCCGTCGTCTCCGCGACCCTGCTGGCCGGCGTTCCCGTGGTCCGGCACTACGCCGGAGTCGCCATCAGCAGCGGCCTCACCCTGTGGGTGATCGCCGCCCTGATTCTCGGCAACACCACCACCCCGGAGAGCACCAAGCAGGCCCCCGCCAAGGAGACCGGCGACGCCCCCGCGGACGACGCCGACGAGGTCGACCAGGAGGAGCCCGAGGCCGCCGTTCCGACCCCCGCCGAGGCCCACCGGCTGACGGCCTCTCTGGCGGCCGACGAGACCTCCGTTCTGCTCACCCGGCTGGCCGCCGATCTGGCCGCCTCCCACCCCGGCTGGGAGCCCTCCACCAAGGCTGTCCGGACCCTCCTCGCAGAGGCCCGCATCCCGGTCCGCGCAGGGGTCCGTACGCCGGACGGCAACGGGCCCGGCGTCCACCACCAGGACGTGCCCGCACTCCCCTCCCCGGCCGAGAGCGCCCCCGCCCCCCGCGTTGTTGCCAACGTTGGCGCAGGTCAGAGCGCCAACACCAACGCCAACAACACCGGAGAGTGGTCCACCCGAGAGGGGTTCGTCATGCGCACCGACCCCGACAACCCCGCCCGGACGATCATCGTCAGCCACACCACCGCCGCATGATCCACCGACACGAGAGGACACCCGCCATGACCGACCGCTGGCCCGCCAGCCACACCCACCCGGAGACCACCATGACCATCGACCAGCAGCTCGCCGCCGCCGCGGGCCGAATCACCGAACTCCAGATCGCCTGCGCCGACGCCACCGACCCCGACCGGCGCCGCCAGCTCGCCACCCAGCTCGACAAGGTTCGCGACGAGATCACCCGTCTGTACGACCTGCTCCCCGCCTGACCGGCACCAACCACCCACCCACGAGGAGACGCCATGTACTACACCGCCACCGGCAAGACCGTCGGGATTCGGGACGTGACCCACTACGGCGGGATCGAACTCCACCACTGGTGGTGCGACTGCAACACCGGCGACGCCGAGTCGACCAGGGACATCGCCGACGAGCGGGCCCGCGAGCACGCCCGCACCTGCACCAAGTAGCACGCCCCGGGGCGACCGCACCGCCTGCCAGCAAGCCGGCCGCCCCGGGCCCTCCACCACCCATCACAGAGTAGGGAGACCACCATCATGGCCCTCGCTAACGGCACCGCCCAGCCCGACCCGCAGCCCCAGCCCGCCCTGCCCGAGCCGCGCGTCGAGGAGCGAGGCGCCGGCATCAGCGTCTGGCTCACCCCCGCGCCGGACCCGCAGCCCACCACCAACCCGCACAGCTGAACACCACCACCAACACCCGGCCCGCCCCTTCGACTGACGGGGCGGGCCGCTCCATGCGACCATCCGAACGCCCACCACACCAAGGGGAACCGCATGCCCGTCCTCCGACAGCTCACCACCTGCACCGCCCCCGCCACCCACGTCATCGAACGCCACAGCCTCAAGGCCGGCCGCCCCCTGGAGTACCGGCTCGGCGTGTGCGACCGGGCCCGTGGCTGGCTGTCAGGATGGAAGGGCAAGCCCGGCGACGTGGACCGGTTCCTGGTCCCGTGCGGCACCCTGATCGACCACCGGCCCTACCCCGCCGTGGTCGAGTCGCACTTCGACGAGTGGCTCGGATCGATGAGCACGCAGCGCCTTGAGGACCACGGCGGTGACATCGCTGCCACCCTGCGCGCCGCACATGCCTGGCTCGCCGAGGGGAGCGCCAGGTTCCTCGGAGCCCATGAGCCCCACGACGCTCTGACCGTGGCCGTCGGCCAGGCCGCGCGGCTCGCCGAACTGATGGCCACGGGCTACCTGGAGACCGAACCCGGCCAGGCCCAGCTCCTGGCCGTCCTCGCCGTCGCCGAGACGATCGCCGCCGCACAGCGCGGCCTGTGAGCCCGCGGAGCCTTCAGCCCCCCGCCCGTCCGCACTGCCCGGCCGAGGCCTCGCGAGGTAGCCGCTTGCGCAGTGATCGCCGCCCGTCGTAACCTCGCTTGCAGCAGGTAGTCCCTGCCCAGAAACGCCCCGAAGGCCCCGCAGCGAAACCGCGCGGGGCCTTCGTGCTGCCCGGGGAGGTGCCACCGTGGCCGTCTACCCGAACCCTGCGCTCGATCAGATCAGCCCGCAGGACATCGCCGACCGTGCCAGCACCGCCGCCACCTTCGGTGTCTCCGAGTCCACGATCAAGCGCTGGGTATTCGAGGGCCTGATCGAAGCGCTGCCCATCCCCGGCGGCCCACACCTCTACCACCTGCCCACCGCCGCCCGCGCCGAACTGCACACCTGGCAGCACGGCGCCGACCGGCCCGCCCGCGGCGGCCGACACCCAAGCTGGCGCGTCGGACAAGCCGCCGCCTGACCATCCCGGAGGACCAGTTGAGCACCCCCGAAGACCCCAACTACCGCCCGCCGCTCCCGCGCGGTGGCGGCTGCTACTTCTGGGCCCTCGACACCCGACGCTGGGTCGAATGCACCCCCGACGACCCCCGCGGCATCGCCGGCGAAGGCTACGAGTTCCCCGAGAACGACCCCGGCACGAAGCAGCTCTGACCTGGGGGTGACCGTGCCGCCCGCCGATCGCCGCCTCGCCGCCGATGAGGACCGCGCCGAGATCACCCGGCTCCACGCCCAGGGCCTCGGCCGAAACGACATCATGCGGGCCACCGGGCTCTCCGCCCGCCGGGTGTCCGGCCTCGCCGCCGAGCTCGGCCTCAGCTTCAACCGCGGGCCGCAACTCGCCGAAGCCACCGAGACCCGCCGACAGGACCTCGCTTCCCGTCGCCTGGCGCTCGCCGAGCAGCTCCTGACCGACGCCGAGAACCTCCGCGCGCGCATGTGGCAGCCGACCATCGTCTACGCGTTCGGCGGCAAGGACAACACGTTCGAGGAACGAACCCTCGACGAAGCCCCGGCCGCCGACAAGAAGAACCTGATGGCGACCGCCGGCATGGCCATCGACCGATCCCTCAAGCTGTGCCCGCCCGCCGAGGAGAACGGCATCGACAACGCCCGCAGCATGCTCGGCAAGCTGATGACCGGACTCACCGCCGTATGGAACGAGCAGCAGGAGGCGGCCTCAGACGAGGGGGCGGGTGATGCTCCATGACCTCGCCGGCCGCTTCGGCCTCGGCCGCAAGCAGCTCGACTACGTCGTCAACAGCACCGCGTTCGTCAACCTCGCCGAGGGCAGCATCCGCAGCGGCAAGACGATCGTCTCCCTGCTGCGCTGGCTGATCTACGTTGCCACGGCGCCCCGCGGCGGCGAGCTGGTGGTCGTCGGCCGCACCCGCGACTCGCTGAACCGGAACGTCTTCGGGCCGCTCATGGACCCCGACATCATGGGGCCCCTCGCCCGGCTGACCCGGTACACCAACGGCGCGTCCACAGCGACCATCCTCGGCCGGACGATCCACGTCCTCGGCGCCTCCGACGCCAAAGCCGAGAAGGTCTTGCGCGGTCTGACCTGCGCGGGCGCGTACGTCGACGAGTTGACCGTCATCTCGGAGGACTTCTTCCAGCAGCTCCTCGGCCGCTGCTCGGTCGAGGGCTCGCAGATCTTCTGCACCACCAACCCGGACAGCCCCGCGCACTGGGTCCGGCGCCGGTTCCTCGACCGGCTCGGGCAGCTGACGGACTGGCGGGTCTGGCACTTCCAGCTCGACGACAACCCGGCCCTCGCCGAGTCCGTCAAGGAACGGTACCGCCGCACCTACACCGGCCTGTGGTACCGGCGGTTCATCCTCGGCGAGTGGGTCGCCGCCGAGGGCGCGATCTTCGACATGTGGGACCCCGACCGGCACGTCATCCCATGGCACCAGATGCCGGCCATGCAGCGCGTCCTCGCCCTCGGCGTCGACTACGGCACCACCAACCCCAGCACCGGCCTGCTCCTCGGCCTCGGCGCCGACCGCCGCCTGTACCTCATGGACGAGTGGCGTCACGACCCCCAGCACTCCCAGAACCGGCTCACCGACGGCCAGCTGTCGGCGAGCATGCGCGACTGGCTGCACACCACCGCCCACGCCCCCCAGACCGCCTCCCAGCTTCCGGAGTGGGTGGTCGTTGACCCGGCCGCTGCCAGCTTCCGCACCCAGCTCCACCACGACGGGCTGACCGCGCAGGAAGCCGACAACGACGTCTCCCGCGGCATCACCCTGCTGGCCACCCTCCTTGCCGAGGGCCAACTGCTGGTCAGCGACCGGTGCGAGGGCTTCATCCGTGAGGCACCCGGCTACTCCTGGGACCCGAAAGCCACCGAGGACGGCAAGGACAAGCCGATCAAGGTCGCCGACCACTCCCTCGACGGCGGCCGGTACGCCGTGGTCACCACCGAAGCGCTCTGGCGCCCCCACCTCATCACCGCCCTCGACATGGCGGCCTAACCCGGGAAGGCGGTGATGAGGTGCCACTGCCCGACCACAGCATCCCCTGGCCGCCAAAGCCCCTGCGGCCGGCACTCCAGGCGATCGACGCGTGGGACACCTGGTGGGGCGGCGACCCGGACAAGCTCACCGCTCTCTACGGAGGCGGCAGCCAGTTCGGCATGCCCGACCCGAAAACCAGCCAGTACCGGGGCGGGCTCGTCGGCCGGATCTCCCGCTGGTGGTGGGGCACCCCGCCCGCGCCCGGTGAGCTCCGCTCCCACACCCACATCCCCATCGCCGGGGACATCTGCTCCGCCTCGGCGAACCTGCTCTTCTCCGAGCCGCCCAGGATCACCGTCGTCGACTCCGAGAAGACGCAAGCCCGCCTTGACGCGGTCTGCGGTGACCGCTTCCACGCCACCCTCCTCCGTGCCGCCGAGCTGGACGCCGCCCACGGTGGGGTGTACCTGCGGCCCGTCGCCGACACCACGCTCGCCGACGAACCTTGGCTGGACACCGTCCACGCCGACCGGGCCATCCCCGAATTCACCTGGGGGCGCCTGTCTGCGGTCACGTTCTGGCGGGTCGTCGAGGAGGAGGACGGGCAGGTCTGGCGACACCTGGAACGGCATGAACCCGGCCGCATCCTGCACGGCCTCTACCAGGGCACCAAGGACAAGCTCGGCCGGCCGGTGCCGCTGGAAGACCTGGACGAGACGGCGGCGCTCGCCACCCGGGTCGACGACCAGGGGCAGATCCTCACCGGCTACCCGCGGCTTGGCGTCGCCTACATTCCCAACCAGCCGACCCGCCGATGGCGGTCTCTGCCGTTGCTGTCCAACCTGGGCCGCTCCGACCTCGACGGCGTCGAGAACCTGATGGACGACCTCGACCAGACACACGCCTCGTGGATGCGCGACCTGCGGCTCGCCAAGGCCCGCGTCGCCGTCCCAAACGCCATGTTGCAGTCCGCCGGCGTCGGCCGCGGGCCCATCTGGTCCGCCGAGCAGGAGGTCTATTCCGGGCTCGACATGCTCACCAAGCCCGGCGAGTCCCCGCTGACGTTGATCCAGTTCGATATCAGGGTGGCCGAGCACAAGGACACCTGCGCCGAGCTGGTGAAGCGGATCGTCTCCTCGGCCGGCTACAGCGAGCAGACGTTCGGCGGTGAGGGCGAGGTCGCAATCACCGCCACCGAGGTCACGGCCAAGGGGCAGCGGTCCATGACCACCCGCGGGAACAAGATCCTTGCGTGGCGGCCGGGACTCGCCGACGCAATCCAGGCGCTGCTCGCCATGGACGCCGACATCTACCGCTCCGGCGCGGACTGGCGCCAGCGCCCGCAGGTCGAGTTCCAGGACGGCGTCCAGGAGGACGCCCTGTCCCTGGCGAACACTGTCGAGGTACTGAACCGCGCTGGGGCCGCATCAACCGAGACCAAGGTCCGGATCATGCACCCGGAATGGGACGACAAGCGCGTCAGCGCTGAGGTCGCGGCGATCCACGCCGAGACCGGCCAGGCCGTGCCCGACCCGATGCAGACCGGCCTCGTCTCCTAGGAGGTGGACGGTGCCGGTCTCCCCGGACATGGCCGAGGATCTCGCGCACGCGGTCGGCGCCCTGTACGAGCAGGCCGAACTTGCACTGCTGGAGCGCCTCCGCGCCGCGCTGGCCGCGGACATCGACGCCCCGTGGTGGGTGGAGCGGAAGCTCGCCGCGGTTGGTGACCTTCAGCAGGGACTGCGCGAGCTCCTCGCCGGACTCCAGACCGATACCGACGGCGCCCTGCGCGAAGCCATCGCCCAGGCGTACGAGCGCGGTCAGCAGGCCGCAGTTGCCGAACTCGGCGCGCTCCCGATCGGGCAAACCGCGGCAGCGGCCGAGGCACTGCCCGGCGCGGCAGTCATCGACCGACTCGCCGCGGCCGTCGTTGCCGACACGGGCCCGGTGTACCAGCGGGTCCTACGGGTCGGCCTCGACGTGTACCGGCAGACCGTGGCTGAGGCGTCCGTGTCCGTGCTCGTGGGAGCCGAGACCCGCCGCCAGGCCGCGGCCCGGGCCCTCGCCCGCTTCGCGACGAAGGGCGTAACCGGATTCGTCGACAAAGCAGGTCGGGCCTGGGACATGACCTCCTACGCGGAGATGGCCACCCGGTCCGCGGTCGGCAAGGCGGCGGTGCAGGCCCACACGGACCGGCTGGAGGCCGCCGGCATCAACCTGGTGGTCGTCTCGGACAGCCCGGAGGAGTGCCCGCTCTGCCGCCCCTGGGAACGCAAGGTCCTCTCCATCGGGGGATCGGGTGCCCGCGACGTCCAGCTCCAGCACGCCACCGATGACGGGCAGACCGTCACCGTGCACATTGCCGGGTCGCTGGCGGACGCACGCGCGGCCGGCCTGCAACACCCCAACTGCCGGCACCGGGTCAGCGCGTACCTGCCCGGGATCACCCGGCGCCCGCCCGTTCAGGAGGACCGGGCGACCTACGAGCAGACCCAACAGCAGCGGTACCTGGAACGGCAGATCCGCAGCTGGAAGCGCCGAGCGGCCGCGGCCATGGACGACGACCAGCGCAAGGCGGCGAACGCCAAGGTCCGCGAGTACCAAGGCCGGGTGCGGGACCTGCTCGCCGAGAGCGACGGGCTGCCCCGCAAGAGCCACCGCGAACAGCTCTCCTCCGCCCGCTGAAGACTTCCGGCCGCCGGGTGCGGCCGGGTGAACCGCTGGCCCGCCAGGCGCGGGCCGCCCCAGGCCGGCCAGGGGTCGGCCCCGACGCGCCCCAGGAGGGCACGATGCGACGCTCCACCATGCCCCGAACCGGCTGGGCCCACCCCTACCGCCGCGCCCCTTTCTCCCCGGTCTTCTATGCCGACGGAGGGGACGGCGGCGACTCCGGATCCAGCGGCGACGGCACCGCCGGTGACACCACTGACAGCGGCGCCAACGACGGCGACAGCGGGACCGAGAGCGGTGGTACGGACAGCGACGGCGAGTCCCCGAAGCCGAAGCCGCCGGCGAAGAGCGGAGCAGGCGGTGACCAGGCGGCGGAGATCGCCCGGCTCACCAAGGAACTGGCCGACACCCGCAAGGAGGTCGGCAAGGAGCGCACGACCGCCAAGGAGACCGCGGCCCAGGAGGCGCGGAACGCCCTGGTGCAGGACCTCGGCAAGGCCCTCGGTCTGATCAAGGACGAGAAGGCGCCACCGCCGGACCCGGCCAAGCTCACCGCGGAGATCGAGCGGGCGACCGCCGCGCACCGCGAGACCGCCATCGAGCTGGCCGTCTTCAAGGGCGCCGCGGCACACGGGGCCGACCCGGGCGCGCTTACCGACTCCCGGGCGTTCATGGCCCAGCTCGGCAAGCTCGACCCTGCCGACAGCGCCTTCGCCAAGAAGGTCGGCGAGGCCATCAAGGCGGCCGTCACCGACAACCCGAAGCTCGCCGCCACCCCCGCCAAGAGCGACAGCGGCAGCACGGACTTCAACGGCTCTACGGGCGACAAGCCCGACGGCGGCCCCCAGACCATCGACGACATCCGCGAAGCGCGCCGCAAGCGCCGAGCCGGGTAAGGAGAACAGACACCATGGCCAACACGTTCCTGACCGCGCAGGTCATCGCGCAGCAGGCTCTCGCCAACCTCTACGAGTCGACCGTCATGGCGTCGCTCGTGCACCGCGACTACGAGCCGGAGTTCGCCCGCAAGGTGGGCGACGCGATCACCATCCGCAAGCCGGCGGTGTTCACCGCGAACGAGTACTCGCGGACCTCGGGCATCACGGTGCAGGACGCGACCGAGACCTCGGTCAACATGACGCTCAACCACTTCGCCGACGTCTCCTTCGCCGTCACGTCCGAGGACATGTCCCTCAAGATCACGGACTTCGACGCCCAACTCCTCACCCCGGCAATGGAGGCCATCGCCCAGAAGATCGACATCGACCTTCTGGCCCTGCGCAACGACATCACCGCCGAGGTCGGCCACGCCACCCCGAACGCCGCCGGCGAGGACTACACCGGCTACAACGGGGACTACCCGTACTCCGACAGCCGCGTCCTGATCCAGGCCGGCTCCGTCCTCGACCTCGCGAAGGTCCCCACCACCGAGCGGCGGATCGTCACCGGCCCGACCACCAAGGCCCGGTGGACCGCCGAGAAGGTGTGGCGCTCGTCCGAGAAGCGAGGCTCCACCGAGGGCCTGCTGGAGGCCTCCCTCGGCGGCCGCGTCTCCGGGTTTGACCCGTACTGGACGCAGCACGTCGGCCAGCCCGGCGCCCCGGCCAGCGGCCAGCCGACCACCGAGGAGAACGTCGCCTTCCACCGCACCGCGTTCGCCCTCGCGTTCCGGCCGCTGGAGCTCCCGCAGGGCGCCATCGACGCCGCGATCATGAACTACAAGGGGTTCGCGCTCCGTGTCATCCGCGACTACGACATGGACAAGAAGCAGATGGTCGTCTCCGTCGACTGCCTGTACGGCACGAAGACCCTCGACCCGAACCGCGCCGTCCTGATCAAGGGCGCCGACACCCCGTAACCCCCGCGCCCGCCCGTGCGCGCGGGCGGGCCGCCCTCTTCCAGGAAGGAAGGCCCCCATGGGCTACAAGGTCCACAACGTCGACGGCAAGATGGGCGAGGTCAGCCTGGCCGCCGCCCGCACCTACTCCAAGAGCGTGCACGTCGCCTCAGGCACCGCGGGCACCTACCAGCTCGTGAAGGTCCCCGCCGACGCCGCGATCATCGCCGTCCGGGCGTTCCGGGCCGGCGGCACCGGCGGCACCGTGCAGGTCAAGAACGGCGCCGCCGACGTCCTCGCCGCACCGATGGCCACCAGCACCGACGCCTGGGCCGGGTCGACGACCGTGCAGAACGCCACCTGCGCGGCGGGCGCCGCGATCGCGGTCGTCCTCGCCGCCCCGGCCGGCTCGCCCACCGACATCCTTGTGCAGGTGGACTTCCGGACGGCGGTTCCGGCGTGACGTACGCGTACTGGAACCAGAACACCGGGCAGATCGCCCGCTCCGACCAGCCGAACGCCCGGCTGGAGCGCCTGGACGTGTGGCACCCGATCGACCCGGCTGTCCGGGACGAGGACGCCCCCGCTCCGCCGCTCGGCGGTGTCCTGCGGCCCGGCGTCCTGCCGGTGATCCCGCCGCCGCCCGCCCCGCAGTCCGACCCCGAGCCGCCGGCCAAGCCCGAGCGCGCCAAGCCCTCCACCCCGAAGGGGGCCGACAGTGGCCAGGACTGACCTTCCCGCCGCACAGGCCATCAACGCGGCCACGCCGATCGCCTCGCTCACCCTCACCGCGGTGGACGCCGCCAACGGCAACCAGTGGACCTACAAGGGCGATCAGCTCCTCGTGGTCCGCAACGGCGGCGGCGCCGGCATCACCGCAACCGTGAAGTCGGCGACCACGGTGGACGGCCTCGCCGTCCCGGACCGCGCCGTCACCATCGCCGCCGGCGCCACCGCCGTTATCCAGGAGGCCGCCGTAGCCCGGCAGGCCTCGAACGGCAAGGTCTACGTGGACTGGTCGTCCGGCACGAGCGTGACCGCCGGCCTGATCGACCCCGTGTGACCGAGGGGAGGCGGCCGTGACCCGCGTGTACGCCACCCCGGCACAGCTCGCCGCCTACACCGGCCAGCCCGCACCCGACGACGCCGAACAGCTCCTGGCCGGCGCCTCGCGCATGCTCGACGCCGAAGTGCTGCGGCTCGCCGTCTACGCCACCTCCGACGACGGCATGCCGTCCGATCCGCTGGTGGCGGCGGCCTTCACCGCGGCGGTGTGCGCGCAGGTCGTGTGGTGGGGCAAGGTCGGGGACTCGACGGGGGCGGCCGGGGCCGGCTGGGGCAACGTCTCGATCGGGTCGGTGTCCCTGGGCCGCGGCTCGGGCAGCACGGGCTCGCCGGATGGCTCCGACTCGGCGGCCCGGCAGATCGCCCCCCAGGCATGGGACGCCCTGCGGGACCCGGCCCTGACCCCGGACCGGCTGCTGATCGGCTCGGCGTGGGCGCCGTGAGCGGCGGGCTGCCGGGCTGGCTGCTTCAGCACACGATCACCATCGAGCCGTACGAGGGCACCGGCGCCTACGGCCACGTCTACGGCCCGCCCACGGCGGTGCGCTGCTTTGTCGACGAGCAGACCCGCACCGTCCGGTCGGCGGCCGGCGACCAGACCACCAGCAGCGGCACCGCCTACGCAGCCCTGGACACCGTCGCACCGCCCCTGTCCCGCGTGGTGTTGCCGACGGGCCGGACCACCGTCGTCATCCAGGCTCTGCGCAGGGACGGCGGCACCCTACCGGTGCCGTCCCACCTGGAGATCCAGCTGGAGTAGGGGGTAACCGTGGCCGGACGCGTGCGCCTCACACTGCGCCTGGACCAGGTGCAGAACGAGTTCCGGGAGGCCGCCGCCCAGGGCCTGCTCGACGGCATGGAGCATGTCCTCGGCGTGTCCGTACAGCTGGTGCCACTCGATGAGAGCCCGTTGCAGCAGTCCGGTACTGCCAGCGTCGACCCGTCCGCGCTGAGGGGCGCCGTCTCCTACGACACGCCTTACGCGGTCAGACAGCACGAGGACATGACGCTCCGGCACGCGCCCGGCCGACAGGCCAAGTACCTGGAGCAGCCCCTCAACTCGGAGTCGGGCACTGTGTGGGAGCTGGTGGCGGCCCGGATCCGGCGGGGGCTGCGCTCGTGACCGGCCCCACGCCGTCCGTGCCCACGCTCCTCGTCGAGGGCCTGGCCGAGATGCTCACCGCCGCCGGCCTCGGCATATGGCGGCCGGCCGGTGTCTACACCGCCACCGAGACCGGGATCACGGTGGCGATGATGCCGCCCGAGCCGGACCGGGCGATCTGCCTGACCCCGTACCCCGTCACCGACGGCCCCACCACCGAGGGCGTCATCGGGGTGCAGATCCGCATGCGCGCCGGCCGCGACCCGCGAGCGGTCACCGACCTCGCCGACGCCGTCTTCAACGTCCTCCACAACCGTGCTCACGCGACGCTCGGCGGCATCCTCTGCCCGCTGATCTGGCGCAACAGCCAGGCGTGGATCGGCGCGGACAGCCGGGACCGCATGGAGCTGACCGCGAACTACTACCTCAACGTCTCGCGCCCGGCGGGCGCGAACCTCGACCCCTAGGAGGACCCGTGTCCGTCGACACGACCGCGCTCGCCCGCCGCTGGCGGCTGGAGCTCAACGCCGGAACCGACGCCGTCCCGGACTGGCAGCAGGTCATCGCCGTCTCCGAGTTCACGCCGAAGATGCCGCCGAACATCGAGGAGGACTCGACCTACGACTCCGGCGGCTGGAAGGGCAACACGAAGACCGGCCAGGAGTGGAGCATCGAGCTGACGATCAGCCGCAAGATCGACGACGTCGCCAAGGTCTACCACCCCACCCACGAGCAGCTCCGGCTCGCCGCGTTCGCCACCGGCTCCGCCTCCAAGCTCGGCATCCGGTACATGGACCGCAACGGCCTGCCGGAGGCGTACCAGGGCAAGGCCCTGGTGACGTGGGAACCGCAGGGCGGCGCCTACACCGACCTCGACACCGTCAAGGTCACGCTCACCGGCGACGGCGCGCTGACCCCGATCACGAACCCGCTCGCCTGATGGCCCGCACGTTCGCCGCGCTCGACGCGGTCCTCGACGACGCCATCGAACTCCCCGCGGGCCCCAACGGCGAGGTGTACCGGATCGAGGGGCCGCCAGCGGAGGACGGTCTGCGTATCGAGCGGATCATGTCCCTCGCCACCCGGCTCGCCGCCGGCGGCGAGGTCAAGAACACCGAGGTCCTCGACGACGACCAGGAACTCGACCTCTACCGAGCGGCTCTCGGCGGCACCTACGACCAGCTGCTCGCCGATCTGTCCTGGCCGCGCTTCAAGCACGTGGCCATGACGGTGGTGTTCTGGATCACCGCAGATCTCGACACCGCAGAGCGCTACTGGGCGTCCGGCGGCGACCCAAACCGCGCGGCCCCGAACCGGGCGACCCGTCGCGCTGGCACCCGGTCCTCGGGTACGGCTGCGGCGACGTCGACCCCGCGACGGGGCTCTACGAGTGGTACGAGCACCCGCAAGGCAACGTCCCGGGCCGCGAAAGCCTGACCTGGGAAACGCTCCTGGAGCAATGGCCTCTCATCGAGGCCGACCTCCACCAGGTCTACGGCATCGACATCGGCGAACCCGGCCTGTTGGAGCGGCGGTCCTGGCGCTGGCTCAAGGTCCGCATCCTCGGCCTGCTCTCCACCAAGGGCCGCCTGCAACGGCACTTCGCACCCCCTGAGAACACCGGGTGACCTGCTCTGAGGGGAGGTGCCGTCTTGGCGCTGACCGTCGGAGAGCTCACCGGGTTCGCAGACCTCGACACCGGCCGCTTTGAGTCCGGGCTTCAGCGCGTCGGCCGGGGCATGCAGGACCTAGCCGACGACGTCGAGCGGGAGGCTGGCCAGGCGGGCGAGGCCGGTGGCGAGGCCCTGGGCGAGGGACTTGCCACCGAGGCCGAGCAGGGCGTCGAGAAGGCCAGCAGCCGCATCGGAACCGCCCTCAAGGGCGTGGCCCTGGCCGCGGGCGCGGCCGGACTCGCGGCTGGCGCGGCCCTGGTCAAGGGCGTCACCGGTGCGATGGAGCAGGAGCAGGTCGCCGGGAAGCTCGGCGCCCAGCTCGGCGCGACCCCCGAACTGGCCCGCCAGTACGGCCAGATCGCGGGGAAGCTGTACGCGGGCGCGGTCACCGAGGACGTTGAGTCGGCGGCCGCGGCGGTGCGGGCGACGATGTCTTCCGGCCTGGTGCCGCCCGGCGCGACGACCGCTCAGATCGAGCAGATCGCGACCAGGGTCCACGACCTCGCCGACACCTTCGAACTCGACCTCGGCCAGGCCGCGAACGCCGCCGGGCAGATGATCAAGACCGGGCTGGCGAAGGACGGCGCCGAGGCCATTGACGTCATGACCCGCGGCCTCCAGGTCATGGGCCCGCGAGCGGACGACCTCGGCGACACCTTCAACGAGTACAGCACGATCTTCCGGCAGCTGGGCCTGTCGGCCACGCAGGCCACTGGCCTGCTCGCCCAAGGCATGGCCGCCGGCGCCCGCGACACGGACGTGGTGGCGGACAGCCTCAAGGAACTGACGCTCATCACGCAGGGTGGCGGCGACGCCGTGAATGAGGCGTTCGCCAAGATCGGCCTGTCCGGCTCGGCCATGCAGAAGGCGTTCGTTCAGGGCGGGCCGGCCGCCGCCCAGGGCCTGGACACCCTCCTCGACCGGCTCCGCGCGATGAAGGACCCGGTCGAGCGCCAGAGCGTCGCGCTCACCCTGTTCGGCACGAAGTCGGAAGACGTCCAGAAAGCTCTCTACAGCCTCGACCCGTCGTCGGCCACGGCCGCGCTCGGCGAGGTCGGCGGCGCCGCCGGACGCATGGGCGACTCCCTGCGCGACAACGCCTCCACCCGCATCGAGCAGTTCCAGCGCGGCATCGAGCAGGGACTCACCCAGGTCGTCGGCGGCACCATGCTGCCCCTGCTGGAGCGCGCCGGCGGCGCCCTCGCCGACCGGTTCGGCCCCGCACTGGGCCAGGCGGCGCAGTGGGCACGCAACGACGCCCTGCCCGCCGTCACCGACTTCGCGCGGGGCGTCGCCTCTGACCTCGTCCCCGCGGTCAGCACCGGGGCTACCTGGCTCGCGGACCACCTCGGACCGGCCGCCGCCGCGGCAGGCCGGTTCGTCCGCGACGACCTGATGCCGGCCGCGCAGACCGCGGGCCGGGTCCTTCGAGACGACGTGGCCCCGGCCGCGGGCGTGCTGGCGGTCTGGCTGGGCGAGACCCTGGTCCCCGCCATCGGCGCCGTCGCCGGCTTCCTGGTCGACACCTTGATCCCGGCGGTGATCGACACCACCCGCTGGCTGAACGACAACCGCACCGCAGTCGCCGTGGTCGCGGGGGTGATCGGCACGCTGCTGCTGCCGGTCCTGATCACCACGGCGGTCGGCTACGCCCAGGCGGGGATAGCCGCCACCGTGTCCGCTGCTCGGCAGGTTGCCGCGTGGGTGGCCTCGGGCGGGTCCGCCGTCACCAACGCCGCATTGTCAGTGGCCGCCAGCTACCAGACCGTCGCCGGCTGGATCGCCTCCGGGGCGTCCGCCGTCGCGTCCGGCGCCCAGCAGGTCGCCGCATGGGTCGCCACCGGTGCCCGCGCCGTGTGGGGCATGGCACTGCAGGCCGCCGCCGCGGCGGAGGTCGTGGCGGGATGGGTTCTGATGGGCGTCCAGTCCATGATCCGTGCCGCGCAGATGGCGGCTGCCTGGGTGCTGGCGATGGGCCCGGTCGGCTGGATCACCGCCGCCGTGATCGCCCTGGTAGCGCTCATCATCGCGAACTGGGACACGATTAAGGACGCCACCGTCACGGCGTGGAACTGGATCTGGAACTGGATCAAGCAGATCGCCGGCTGGCTCGTCGACCTGTTCATGAACTTCACCCTGGTCGGCTTGCTGATCAAGCACTGGCAGTCGATCAAGGACGGCGCCGTTGCCGGCTGGAACGCCGTCCTCGACTTCGTCAAGCAGATCCCGGGCTGGATCTACAACGCGTTCCTGAACTTCACCCCGATCGGCCTGCTGATCAGCCACTGGGACAGCATCAAGTCGACGGCCGTGCAGAAGTTCGGCGAGCTGGTCGCGTGGATCAAGGGCGTCCCGGGCATGATCGGCGACGCCCTCGGCAACCTCGGCGGGCTCCTCGTCAGCAAAGGCCGCGACCTGATCACCGGCCTGATGAGCGGCGTCACCTCAATGGGCGGCTGGCTGAAGGACCGGCTGACCTCGTTCGCGAAGGACATGATCCCCGGACCGATCGCCTCGGCACTCGGCATCCACAGCCCCTCGCGGGTCATGCGCGATCAGATCGGCCGGTGGATCCCCGCCGGCATCGTCGAGGGCATCGAGCAGGGCTCCCCGGCGCTCGACGCCACCATGCGCTCCCTCGTCCAGCCGCCCCCGGTCCCGGTGCTGGCCGGCGCCGCTTCCGCGCCCGCTGGCGGCGGCTGGGGCGGGTCCGGCGGCGGGTTCCACATCCAGAACTACTACGAGTCCGACAGCGGGTCAGCCGCGGCCACCGCCGAGGAACTGCTGTGGCTGTCCAAGGGCAGGGGGTGAGCACGTGCCGTCAGTCACCTGGCTCGGCTCCCAGCCCGGGCACCTGCAATACGGCAGCATGCTGCTCGGACCCGGCTCGGGGTGGAGCATGGCCGCCGACGAGCCCATCCAGGGCTGGGAGGAAACCACGCCGGTCGACTCCGGCACAGTGCTCCGCGGCCAGCAGCACGGAGGCAGTCCGGGCCGGCTCCTCAGTCAGGTCCGCACCGTGACGATCAACCTGATCGGGCGGTGCGAACCGGGCCAGGCGTCCGCGGCAACCCGGGCCCTTGCCGCGCAGACCCCGACCGACAGCGACGCCGAGCTGCCGCTGGTGGTCCAGCTCGACGACATGCCCCTCGTTGCCTGGGGACGGGTGGTGCGGCGTCTGGTCCCGCCGAGCGTCGCAACGCGCAACGGGCTGATCAAGGGCGCGTCCCTACAGGTCGTGTGCACCGACCCGCGTCGGTACGAGGTGACGGAGCGGGTCGGCACCACTGCCCTGCCCGCGCCGGAGTCCGGCCTGGTGTGGGGCAGTCCGGAGTCCGGCCTGGTGTGGGGCTCGCCCGAGGCGGGTCTGTCCTGGGGGACGCCCGGGTCGACCGGGGACATCCTCGCCGTCAACTCCGGTGATGCCCCGGTGCATCCGGTGATCGAGTTCCGCGGGCCGGTGGACTCGCCGGCGCTCACGATGTCCGGCACCGGCCTGGTGCTGGAGTACCAGATCACCCTCGCCGCGTCGGACGTGCTGATCGTGGACACGTGGGCGGGCACGGTCACCCTGGGCGGCCAGTCCCGCATCGGCACGGCCAGCCTCCGCTCCGCCCCCGAGGGGGCGTTCACGCTGCCGCCGGCCTCGACCACGACGCTGTCGTTCCGCGCTGCCCCCGGCTCCGTCGACCCCGCCGCCAGCTGCACCGTGCGCTGGCGCTCCGCCTACTGGTGACCAGGAGGACCACCCCATGACCGTGCGCTCCGCCTGGCACTACAACAACCCCGCGCAGAATCCCGGGCAGACCCGGCAGGACACCCGCCTCGTGCCGATCGGCACGATGACCCCGGTCGATGCGATGACCACCCGCAGCGGCGTCATGCCCGGCGGCACCGGCCTCAACCTGACCGGCACCGGCATGACCGGCACCATCGCGGTGGGCCGGGCCGTCGTCCAGGGCACGTCCGCGCAGGGCGCCTACCCGATCGCGGTGACGGCCGCCGAGTCGTTCACCGTCGCCAACGGCCACGCCTCGCTGCCGCGCGTCGACAGCGTCTTCCTGGTGGCGTATGACCAGCTGTACGACACCTCCGGCCAGACCCTCGCGGCGATCGTCTACACCCAGGGCACCGCGGCCGCGTCCCCGACGGCCCCGACCGCGCCCGCGACCGGCACCGCCTACCTCAAGCTCTGGGACATCGCCGTCCCGGCCGGCGCCTCTGCGGGCTCGCCCATCAACTGGGGCACCGCGCTGACCGACCGGCGCCAGTACACGGTCGCGGCCGGCGGTATCAACCCCGGCGGCAGCTCGGTGGCCGGCGCGTATGCCGGGCAGTACCGCGACGGCGGCGGCGCCTCCGGCATCCTGGAGCGCTACACCGGCAGCGCCTGGGAGTCCCGGCTCTACCTCGGCACGTCCGGCCAGCTCGTCATCGGCACCGACGTCAACCTGTACCGCGACAGCGCGAACGTGCTGCGGACCGACGACAGCATGACCGCGGTCAGCTACAAGGCGACCAGCATGGCCAGCGCGTACGTCGAGGACCTCACCAGCCGGACCACGACCAGCACCTCGTACACCGCGGTGTCCACCCTCGCAGCGACGATCGTCGTCCCGCCCTCGGGCCGCGTCGCGATCGACGTGTACGTCAACCACTACAACAACGGGACGGCCCAGTCCTACTCAGACGTGCAGGTGGTCGGGAGCGTCTCGGGCACGCTCCGCTCACCGACCGACACCAAGGCCACCGTCACCGCCAACTTCACCTCGGCCGGGGCCACCGCCGCGACCGGCACCATCCCCACCTACCAGCCCTCGGCGAACCCGGGCGAGACGCTGACAATCACGCTGATGCACCGGGTCACCGGCGGCACCGGCCAGTGGTCCTACCGGTCGATCCGCGCGACGCCGCTGCTCGGCTGAGGGGATGGTGTCGTGGCCCCCCCGTACGAGCTGCTGGTGTGCGACCTGCGGTCGGACACCCTCATGGACCGCCTGCCGATCACGCAGGTGAGCTGCGACGACTACATCGGCAAGACCGGCACGCTCTCCGGCACCATTCCGGTGCCGGACGCGGCGATGGCCCGCCGAGTGCAGGACGCGCTGATCCCGGGCCGTACCGCGCTGTGGCTCACCCGCGGCGCGGCCGTGGTGTGGTCGGGCATCCAGTGGACGGACGTACAGGTCTCCAGCGACCGCGGGTCCGCGTCTGTACAGATCCAGGCGGCCGGCGCGGAGTCGTACTTCCGGGATCACCGGCAGATCGTCGACAGCCTCGTTGCCACCGGTGAGGACCAGCTGGACATCGCCCGCGACCTGATCACCTACGCGCAGGGCAAATCGGGCGGGCACATCGGCGTCGAGGTGCCCACCAGCCCGGTGTCCGGGGTGCTGCGCGACCGCACGTACCTGTCGTACGACCTGGCGTACGTCGGACGGCGGATCGACGAACTGGCGGCCACTCAGGGCGGCTTCGAGTGGCGGATCAACGCCTACCGCGACGGCACCGGGGCCCGGCACCGGGTGTTGCAGCTCGGCTACCCGACCATCACGGTGGGCAGCTCAGACGTCGTGCTGAGCATGCCCGGCCAGATCCTCAGCTACAAGTCCAGCCGTGACGCGTCGGTGCAGGCCAACGCGTGGATCTCCCGCGGCGCCAGCATCAACTCCAACCTGGCCGCAGCCTCGTACCCGCTGATGTCGGCGCCGCTAACCACTCCTGCGGACTACGCGCTCGGCTGGCCCCGGCTCGACGGCTCCTCGGACTACTCCAGCGTCACCAGCCAGTCCGTCCTCGACCAGAACGCCGCGGCGGATCTCGCCCGGCAGGTGCGGCCGGTCGTGATTCCGCAGGTGACGATCCGGCCTGGTGACGACGGGCTGCCGCCGCTCGGCAGCATGATCCGGCTTCGTATCCGGGACGTCTGGCACCCGGAGACGCTGATTGCCCGGTACCGGCTCGTCGGCTGGCGGCTCCAGCCGGAGGAGCGCGGCCGGCCGGAGACCGCCGATCTCTACCTGGAGGTGGCCTGATGCCGCAGGTTCCGTACGACATCCTGGATCGGATCCGGGACCTCGAACAGCAGGTGCGGGATCTGACCGGCCGCAGCCAGATCCGGCCCGCGATGAACCAGGTCCTGGCCGGCGACGTCGTCGTTGGCCAGGGCGGTACGTTCAAGGTCAACGACGTCGACGGCGACCCGATGTTCTACGTCGGCGGCATCAGCCCGCTGAACCCCGACGGCAGCCCGCAGCGCGGCCTGCTGGCCTACCGGCAGGACGGCTCGCTGGCGGTGAGCATCGCCAACAGCGGCACCGGCCCGATGACCCAGACCGTCGCCGTACGCGACAAGAACGGCAACGTGGTCGTGTCGGACGACGTGGTGAATGGCGGTCTCGGCCGGCCCTACCTGCCGGTGCCGATGCAGCCGGGCGTGGATTTCACGGACGCCACGTGGCGGCACACACACGTCGGTTGGTGGCACGTTCAGCACCCGAACCTGACGACGAATTTCTCCGTGTTCGCGCCGGGCGGGACGACTGCCCAGGCCCGGCTGGTCAAGAACGTGGCCGGCGCGATCACCCAGCTCGGATCGACGATCACCGCCACCGGCGGTGAGACCTTCGGAAATTTCACGCTCACGCCCGCCGACCACGGCGGGGCGTTCGGGACGTGGGTCTACCTGATGATCCAGGTCCAGCGCACGGCCGGCACCGGGACGTGCACCTCGTGGAACGGCGGCATGTACGGCTCCAACTAACGGAAGGCCCCGTTGTGACCCCTGACCCTGCCCACCCGTGGGGCATCGCCGTCGACTACGCCGGCCGTGCCCTGGCCCCCGTCATCGAGCGGGGGTTCTCTGTGGACGTGATGATCCGGGATGCCCAGCCCGGGCGCCGGGACACCCCGACCGTGGACGCGCAGATCCTGGTGATCAGCCCGGACGGGGCCGCCGCGGTCACTCTGGCCACGGCCACGGTGTACGCCTACCAGCCGGGCAGTCCGTGGCAGCCCTCGCCTGCGGCGGTGCAGGCCGCGGTGGAGCAATGCGCCGCGCTCGCGGTCCAGCGCCTCGACTGGCTCGCCAGCCTTCGCCCCGCGGCCCCGCCCACACCCTGACCACCCGCCCCCGCGCCGTTCGGCCGGGGGCTCTCGCATCCCTGGAGGCCTGATGGCCAGCGCCCGCGGCTACGACCTGTCGGACTACCAGCCAGGCATACCGACCGACGCCGAGTTCGTGTTCGTGAAGGCGTCCGAGGGCGCCCGCACTGAGCAGTCCGGGTATGCGGCCAAAGTGGCGGAGGCCCGGCGCCGCGGCATCCCGCTCGGCCACTACCACTTCCTGCACGCCGAGAACCCGGTCGCCGCCGAGGTCGACCACTTCTGCCGTGTGGTCGGCGACGTCCCGGCTGGCGAGCTGCTGGTGCTCGATTTCGAGCCGTATGGCCAGCCGGTGTCCGACGCGCAGGCGACGGCGGCGAAAAACGCCTGGCTGGCCGCAGTGAAGGCCCGCTACCCAAACAACCGGGTTGGGTTGTACACCAACACGGACTGGTGGCACCGCACCGACGATAACGCCGGATCGTTCCTGTGGATCGCCGACTACGGCGTCCCAGCCGGCTCGCCCCGGGTCCAGGCTTCGTGGCGGTTCCATCAGTACGCGGACAGCCCGGTCGACACCAACGTCTATGCGGGGTCGCTCGACGATCTGCGGGCGTGGGCGGGATCGACCGCCCCGGCGGCTGCCCAGCCCCCCAAGGGCCCTGCCGAGTGGGCCGGGCTGCGACTCGTCACCCGCGAGGAATGGGGCGCCCGGCCGTGGCGGGAACCGGGCGGCTCGACCCCGTACGCCGGTCCCCGCGCCGGGGTGAAAATCCACTACCTCGGGGAGCCGTACGCCTTCGGGGACCACTCAACGTGCCCAGCCTACGTACGCAAGATCCAGGCCAGCCACATGGACGGCAACGGCTGGTCCGACATCGGCTACAGCTTCGTGGTGTGCGAGCACGGCTTCGTCTTCGAGGGCCGCGGCTTGGCCCGCCGCAACTCCGCCAACGGCGACACCGGGCTGAACGAGGCCCACTACGCGGTGTGCGCGCTGCTCGGGTCCTCCGGGTCGACCGAGCCCACGCCCGAGCAGTTGAACGGCCTGCGCGACGCGATCGAGCACTGCCAGCGGCGCGGTCCGGCCGGTCCCGAGATCCGCGGCCACCGCGACGGCTACCAAACCGACTGCCCCGGCGGCCCGCTGTACGCGTGGGTCCAGGCCGGGGCCCCGCGTCCCGAGGAGGACGACATGACCCCTGACGAACTGCTCGCCGCCCGGGTGCCGTTGGCGGCCCTGCCGGACGGCTACGTGCCGATGGTGGCGGAGCTGCTGAACGGAGCGAAGAGTGCGGACGATCTACTCGCCGCGCTCCGGACGGATCTGCCGCGGCTGCTGCTGGACGCGCCGATGCCGGACTACGCCGTCCTGGCCAGCGGCTACCGGCCGACGGTCGGCGAGGTGCTGAACGGCGCCAAGCAGGCAGACACCCAGATCGCCGCGCTCTCGACCCAGCTGGCCGCCCAGTCCGCGGCGATTACCGCGTTGGCCCAGCAGCTCGCCGCTGGCGGCCCGGTGGATACCGACGCCCTGGTCGCCCGTATCGAGCAGGCCATCGCCGGTATCACCGTTCACCTCACCACCTCCACGAAGGAGTCCTGACCATGCGGAAGTTCTGGCTCGACCTCACCGAGCGCACGGTCGCCACCTACGCGGTCGCGTTCCTCGGCCTGCTGCTGGCCGACGGGTTCGACCTCACCTCGATCAGCGCGCTGAGGGCGGCCGCGGTGGCCGCGCTCCCGGCCGGGCTGACCGTGCTGAAGGGCGCGATCGGCACGTTCGTCGGGGACCCGACGACCGCCGCCATACTGCCGAAGGTTCGAGAGTGACCAGCCCGGCCCCGGACGCGGGGATCGTCATCACTGCTGCTCAGATGTACGAGGAGGTTCGGCGGGTGGGCGATGGCCTGATCCGGCTGGAGGCCAAGCTGGATGCGCTGGGCGCCGCCGATCGGGACGTCGACTCCAGACTCGGCGACCACGAAGCCCGACTCCGCCGGCTGGAGGCCAACCGCTGGCCGCTGCCGACGATCGGCGCACTGACCGGCCTGGCCGCGCTCGGCGTCGCTGTCGTCCCGCTCGTCTCCCGCTGAACCACCGCGCCCCCGCTCGGCCACGTGCCGGCGGGGGCGTCCTCGTCTTCATCGGCGCCAGACGTTCACGCGCTCTGTTGCCAGCATCGGAGCCCCGTCGGGCCCCTTGATGTGGGCGGGAATCCACTGCCGCCGCCGCAGGGAGCGTTCGGGGCCGTGCGGTTGGTCCCGCCAGTGCCCTTGGACGACCCAGCGGTGCCGGTAGTGGCGGCCGGCTGGGTCGGTGCCGGTCTCCTCGCGGTTGTCGGGGGCGTAGGCGCGGCGCAGGTCGATGAGGGTGACACCCGGGGTGGGTTGTTGGCGTCGCTTGTAGGCGCGTGTTGTGGCCTTGTCCGCGGGTTCGGTGGTGCGCTCGACGAGGGTCGGCTGGTTCATGAGGAGCCAGGCGGCGGCGAGTGCTGCGACTACCGGCGCGGGTGCGTTGCCGGGCAGGCTGGCGAAGGGGACCGGCTCGGTGGTGGCGGGGAGGACGTGGGAGGCCAGTGGGATCAGGGGCGGCACCTCGTCTGTTTCGAGGACGGCGAACCTGGAGATTCGTTCGGCCAGCGTTGTGCGGGTGAGCCAGAGGCCGATGTCGCATCCGTGGTGGCCGGGGCCCCAGGTGAGGGCTTCGACGGGGACGGGCACGCCGTTGTAGTCGATGTTGCCGATGCCTCCGTCAAAGACCATCAGCCCGTGGGGTGCGGGCCGGTCCTGGGCGGTCCAGCTGGCTGCGGCGAGTTGGACGCCGGCGGACATGGCCAGGGCTGCCATGTCGGGTGCGGCCCAGTACAGTTCGGCGGCTCGGAGGTAGGAGGCGTGGGTGTCGAGGCCGTCCTGGTTGTGCTGCCCGGTGTGGGCGCGCACGGGCGCCGAGGGGTTGTCGAGATGCCGCAGCACCTGGTCGCGGACCTTGGGGAGGTTGGACGGCCTCATGCCTCGTCCTTGAGGTCGGTACGGATCTCGGGCAGGTCCCGGGTCGGGCTGCTGAGGATGGGGCGCTTGCTGCCTGGTCTGAGAGCCTGAAGGCGCGCGGCGGTATCCGGGTCCCGGTCGGCCCGGTAATGGATGGCGCCGAGGTCGATGCCTGCCATGCGGGCCGCGCGGGTGAGGGCCAGGGTCGGGTCGGAGGCCAGGGCGTCGAAGAACGCTTCGATCTGTTCGGGGGTGACGGTCCGGCGGTGGCGGGTAGCGCGTCCCGGCGTTGCGGACGTACGCCAGGTGAGCAGCGCCTGTTCCGCGGCGGCGAACGTCGCGTCCCTGCGCCAGCTCCGGAGTGCTGCGCGGCTGACGTCGGCTTCCTCGGCCGCCTGTGTGACGCTGGTCCCCGGGGTCAGAATGGCCTGCAGGTAGCGGGTCTGGCGTTCGGCTTTGGTAGCGGGCTGGTCGGCCAGGACTGCCGTGACGCGCGGGTCGGACTTCGCGAGGGTGCGAGCGGTCTGGGGGTTGATCCCGGCACTGCGGGCGGCTGCTGAAACGTCCGCGCCGCGCGCGAGGCCGGCAGCCAGGGCTTCGACCTGCTCTGGTGGAGGGGATGCCTTGGCGCGCCGGTAGTCGCGTGTGTCCTGGTTGTGGGCGGTGCGGCAGGCGCCTGCCCGGCATCCGGTGCGCCAGCCTGACGGTGTACCGCAGGACCGCAGGCCCCGGCAGGACGGTGCCGGGGCCTGCTCGGCGTCGGTCACTCGGCGTCCTTGAGGTCGGTGCGGGCGCCTTGGCCGGGACGGGTGGCGCGGGCGTACATGACCTCGGCGGTGGTGTAGATGGACTGGCCGCCACGGCCGGGGGCCCGGCCGACGGCCTCGACGCCGAGGCGGCGCAGGGCCTGTGCGGCGACCTTCGTCGTGGCGGCGCCCATGTAGTCGGTGGCCTGCTGAAGGGTCCACGTCTCGTCAGGGTCCCAGCGTTCGACCTCGGCAACGTAGCCCGTGTCGACGGCCGCCCAGGTGCCGGTGACGCGCCAGCCGGCGTTCTCCAGCAGTTCCTTGGCCTCACGGATGGCTTGGTCGATGTCGCCGTCGCGGGCGTCGACGCTGGTGGCGGCCTGGAAGACGTCGGTGCCGGTGGACTCCCAGCTGACGGTCTCCTCGTCGCCGTCGTAGTAGGTGTTCGCTTCGTCGGGGAGGACGGTGACGTCGCAGTTGTCGCCGTCGAGGCAGTCGGGTGCGCTGGTGACCCAGGCGGTGAAGTGCGTGGTGCTCATCAGGTGGGTTCCTTCCTGGTTAGAGGGCGGCGATGGCGGTGCGGATGCCGGCGACGACGGCGTCCCAGATCTCGTTGCGGCTGGCAACGCGGGACTCGCTGTAGCCGTAGCGGCGGTGGAGCTTGCCGTCGGCGGCGTCGAACCAGACCTTGGAGATGCTGCCGAGGATGAGGCGGGCCTGGGAGTTGGAGATGCCCTCGCCCTGCCAGGCGGCGCCGTTGATGTTGCCGGACTTGTAGTACGAGACGTCGAGGCCGGCCAGCTCGGCCCAGTCGTTGAGGTAGACGCGGTCGTGGCCGTTGCGCTGCCAGCGGTTGCCGCCGATCGCGACCAGGTTCTCGGTGGTGAAGGCGACGGGGCGGCGCTTGCGAAGGAGGGTGGGGAGCTTGATGCGGTAGGCGAGGGAGGCGGCGTCGATGATCCAGCGGCCGGCGGTCTTGGTGGCGGCGACGGCGCCGGTGCGGCACCAGGTGCGGATGGTGTCGACCGTGACCCCCGCTTGGACGGCGGCGTTGGTGGTGGTGATGGCTGTCATCGGGGCCTCCCTCTCTCGACACCCCCAACTATGAAGCACTGTGCTTCAAAGTGCAAGAGGCTTCACTCGCAAGGGTGATGAACCCCCACAGCACAATGCCCCGCTCTCCTTCGGGAGGGCGGGGCGCTTCGTCGTGTCTGGGCTCAGGCCGCGGCCGGCTCCTCGTCGAGCGCGGCCTTGGCCGCGTCGAGGCTGGCCTGCCAGGTCTGCGCGTAGCAGGGCTCCGCGGCGGTGCGGGCCTGCTCCCAGATCGGGTGGGCGCGCAGAGCGAGGGCGGCCTGGACGTACTGCTCGCGCGCGGCGTCCACGTCCCCGCCGGCCTCCCGCGCCTCGGTCATGCCGCGGTCCGCCAGCACCACCGCAGTGTGCAGGGGCAGCAGATCATCGGGCAACGGCAGAGGCTTGGGCATGGCGCCATCGTACGAGACGCCACCGACAGGACGTCCTCCCCGCCGCTAGGCTGCGGGGATGACGATCAGGGCAGTGGTTTTCGACGTCGGCGAGTGCCTGGTGGATGAGACCCGGGAGTACGGCACGTGGGCGGACTGGCTGGGTGTGCCGCGGCACACTTTCGTGGCCCAGTTCGGCGCGGTGATCGCGCAGGGCCGGGACTACCGGGAGACGTTCCAGGTGTTCCGGCCTGGGTTCGACCTGTACGAGGAGCGGGAGAAGCGGGCCGCGGCCGGCAGGCCGGAGCACTTCGGCGAGGAGGACCTGTACCCGGACGTCCGGCCGGCGTTCGCGCAGCTCCGGGCGGATGGCCTGTGGCTGGCCATTGCCGGGAACCAGACGGTCCGCGCGGGCGGCATCCTCCGCGAGCTGTTCACCGCCGACGTCGACCTGATTGGCACCTCGGACGACTGGGGCGCATCGAAGCCGGACCCGCTGTTCTTCGAGCGGGTCGCCGAGGTGACGCCGGCCGAGCCGGGCGAGATCCTGTACGTCGGCGACCGGCTCGACAACGACGTGCTCCCCGCCGCGCGGGCGGGGATGCAGACGGCCCTGATCCGGCGCGGCCCGTGGGGCTGGATTCAGCAGCACGACCCGGCCGCCGACCAGGCGACGTTCCGGATCGACTCGCTGGCGGAGCTGCCGGAGCTGATCGCGAAGATCAACGCTGGAGCGAGTTGAGGGTCGCCGACCAGGAGTAGAGGCGGTCGTCCACGCGCCGGACGGCCGCCGTCTCCTGCCAGGGGGTGAGGGCCCGGCGGGCATCGCGGACGCGCTCCATGCCGGTCTCGTACCAAGTGACGGTGAGCTGGTCGAGGGCCTGCTCCAGCAGTGCGCAGGCCTCGTCCGGGTGCTGGGCCGCGGCCTCGACGGCGGCTAGGTCGCCGAGCACAACAACGCGCTGCTTGCCGTCGGTCTCGGGTAGCTCGACAAGCGTCTGCGCCAGGGTGGTTCGGGCCTGCGGGATCAGGCCCGCCACCAGCTCCGTGTTGCCGCGGAATGCGTGGAGCCGCACGGGCGAGAACCAGGTGAACCAGTCGGGGCTGGCGATGTCTCCGCCGGCCGCGAGCACGTCCTCGGCACGCCGCAGCAGAGCCAGGGCCCCGCGGTGGTCACCGCACCGGGTGAGGCACTCGGCCTCGACGGCATCGAGCCAGGCGAGGACCTCGGCACTCGCGGGTGCGCGGCGGGCGTAGGTGCGGGCCGCCTGCATGCGCTCGCGCGCGGCATCGAGGCGGCCGGACCACCCCGGGACAAATGCGTTGTGGGCGAGGATGGCGGCGCCAAGCAGGCTGTCGTCCGCCTCGCCTGCGGCCTGGAGCGCGCGGACGAAAGTGGCGTCCGCGGCATCGGGCTGCCGGAGGTCGAAGAACTCGATGCGGCCCAGCAGCAGGGTCGTCTCGGCGAGGGCGGAGGCGAGGATGCGGCGGGCCACGCCGGACGTCTCGCCCAACAGAGCGGTGCCGAGGGCGGCGTGCTCGGCGACGGCCCGGTGGAGGGCGGCAGGGGCTACGGACAGGTAGAGGCGGCGGTGAGCCTCAGTCACTATGGCGTAGTCGGCGCCAACGGTGCCGGGCTGGGAGCCGCTGCGGTTGGCCGGCCGGGGAAGCGGGCCGCGCAGCACGGTAGGAGCGGCTGGCGGGGGCGCCGAGGCTGGTACCGGCTGGACAGTCCGGACATCGCCCTGAGCCCAGGGCGCGCGAAAACCGAGGTCCTCGATGGGCTGGTGCAGCACGTGCGTCAGGAGTCGCTGGTAGTCCTCGTTCGGCCATGGCGGGGTGTCAGACTCCCAGCGGCGGATCTGCCGGAGGCTGACGACGATGTCACCCATGGCGAGCTGGCGGCCGGCCTTGTGGAGGGCGTCGGCGAGCGCCTGCTGACTGGTGTAGCCGGCGGCCTGGCGGGCCGCCTTCAGCGCGGTGTTGGGCACGGTGTCCTCCGCAGGGGCCAATGGTGGCTCCAACTCTACGGCGGAGTAGGACCCTTAGGGGACTGCCCAGGCATATGACTGAACGGGAAGTCCTCTAGGAGTCCTCGAAGAGTCCTATGCAAGGCCTTCAGGACGTCCGCTTGAGCGACGACGATTACCCATGTCGCCGACCGGCGTCATAAGCCTACTGACGGTAGGGGCATGGTGAGTGAAGCCGAGCCGCCGACGCGCGCCCAGCTCCATGAGCGCGCGTGCATCAACTGCGGCCGCGAGGACACCGACTTGGAGCCGTCTGGCCACTACTCGATGCCAACCGGCCCCGAGCACGCCGCGCTTGGCTGGGCCGTCGTCGCCTGCGCTGGCGGCTGCCAGCCGGGGAGCAAGTCGTGACGTGGGCTGCGGACGGCGCTGAAGGAAGAGGAGCCGATGAGTACTAACCTCACGATCGAGGTGGCTGGCCGCCTCGGCCCGGTCACTCTGCCGACGGATGACGCACTGCGGCGGCTGTGGCGGCAGGTGGTCGAGCTGGACCTGTGCGAGCAGCAGCACGAGGCGATGCGGCGCCAGCTCTGCGGGGACACCCCCGAAGTCCTGGCCACGCTGGCCGCCGAGGGCGCCGCGGACTGGACACTCGACCTGCGGCACGATGCCCGGGTCGTGATGCGCGTGTCCCTGCCCGGGGCCCGTTCCCCGCAGGGGCGTGTCCGGGACCGGTACGTGCCGGTGCAACTGCCCGCGACCGGCCGCTGCCCGGGTCTGTGGGCGGTGCGGGACACCGAGACCGGCGACCTGGTCCGCGAGGTAGACGAGGACGGATCGCTGGTGACGCTGCGATTCGGCATCTTCGAGGGCGCCGCCGCCTGGGTAGCCCGGCAGGTCACCCTCGCCAGCTACGCGGCGACCCGCGGCCTGGCTGCCGGGGGTGCGCTGTGAACGCCGCCGGTGGGACGCCCGCCCGGGCGGAGTACACGACGATGGGGACCTGCCCGCGCTGCCGCGCGTACGTCCGCGGCCGGCACCTCGTCACCGTGGACGAGCGGCGTGAACTGGTCGAGCACGACGACTGCCCCAGGAAGCCCCGGCCCAAGAGCCGGCGGGCCTACATCTGACTCCCTGGCCGGCCGTACGGCGGTGCGGTCGGCCAGGGCTACCGCAGGCGGACCCGCCACCGGTCGGCGGGAAGCACCATGTCGGCGGTCTCGACCGGCCGGCCGGTACTGCCGTACCGGGTCCGCTGGATCAGCCAGGCCGGCACGCCGTGAGGCAGGCCGAGCTGGTCCCCTTCTGCGGCTGTGAGCTGGTGAAGCTGGGCTTCTGCGCTGCACCGGTGCCAGGCTCGGGCCCGCTCCCCTGTCCACCAGGTGGTGACGAGGTGGCTGGGCCGGGAGTCCGGATCGAGGCACTCGTCGCGTCGCCACCGAAGCTGGGTCCCGGTTGAGACTCGGAGGCGGGCGGCAAGGTCGGCGTCGGCACGGCAGGTTCCGATGGCTCCGTCACCAGTGGCGTACGGCCAGTCCCGGTCCGGGTCGAGGAGGGTGCGCACAGCAGGAGGATGCGCCACGAACAGGCGGGTCCGCTGGGTCCCTTCGAGTTCTCCGCGGCGCCGTAAGAGCGTCATCGCGAGTCGCACGGCCGCGTCGGTCTCGCCGAGTTCGGCGGCGAGCTTCGCCCGGGAGGGGAGCTGGTAGCCGGGCGGCCATTCGCCACTGGCGATCCTGCGGCGGATCTCCGCGGCGACGCGCTGGTATGGCGGCGCGACCCGAGGCATGCACGTCCCTGTACGTCGTTCACTGCGGCCGACGGTGGCCGTAACCAAACCGTAGGGAAGCGTTCGAATGCTTGGGCGCCCAAGATCTTGCGCAGGTCAGCGGCACATCAGAAGCTGTTAGTACAAAACTGAACCGCTTAAACGATCAAGTGCACAGATGTTCGAATACATCGGCCGACCGTACGCCTACATCCCTATACGCCTCGCGGGAGTCCTATGCCCGGGGGCCCATGATCGCGCCGAGGTGGCCCACGACGACCCCTCCCCGCCTCGGCGTGAGCGCCCCCGGCCGTCCCATCCGGCCGGGGGCGCATCCACGTCGCCCCACCATCCTGACCTGCACGAACGTCATGATCGTTTGGGAGGAATTTAGGGGCGGACTCCCCCGAGCGAGACATCAGACAGACTCAGATGCCCTACAGGCAGACTACATATGCAACTGCGGCCCAGGCCGGGACATCTGCCCTGACCTGGGCCGCAGCCTCAGTTCTGCCTGTTCAACGGGTGGGCGCGGACGGTTTCGAACCGCCGACATCTGCTTTGTAAGAGCATAGTTTTGAGGCGTCCTCACCTGCTGCAATGCATCCGATGGAGATCATTTAGGGGGAATTTCGGAGATCAACTCTCCCAGACTCTCTCCCACCCCAGATTCTTCATCGCCCGCTCGAAGACGGCTTGCAGGCCGTCGAGTCGTTCCTTCCGCATCTCCGGCGTCGGGTGCTGGTACACGGCCTTGATGCCGGACCGAACGTGGCCCGCCTGCTCGTGCGCCAGCGGGTCCTTCACTCCAATCTGCGCTTGCAGAGTGTCGTGGAAGTGCCGCAGCAAGTCCATCGTAAGCCCAGGCAGCAGAGGCTCCCAAGCCTCTCGCGGTGCATGCCCCTTCGACGCCTCCAGCGCCTTGCGGCCGTCCGCGCCAGGCCTCATCACCTGCCGGCCGAAGTTGGAGTTCCGCCACCAGACGCCCTTCCGCGTACAGAAGAGCGTGTTGCGGTGGGACGGCAGACGCTTCTCATGTTCGTCGAGTAGCGCGTCGAGGAAGGGGGGAACGTCGATGTCTCGCAGCGAGCCGTCGTTCTTGACCGGCTCCAGGTCGAAGTGCATCGGACCCTTCTTCCCATCCGGGGTCCGGGTCTGGTACTCGGCAACCTCCTGCCGGATCTGCAACGTGGGACAGGTGAAGTGCCCGTTCCCCCACGGCTCCGTCCGCCTGCCACGGCTGTCACGGGTGAGGGCCGCACCCTCTCCCCAACGCGGGCCGAGGAAGGCGGTCGTGAGGATGTGCATGCCGTCAAGTGGGCCAACGCGACGGGCAAGTTGGAGCACCAGTTCAGGCGTTGCCGGGGCGGCCGCCTTCTTCGCCTGCTTCGCCTGATTCTTCGCTTTGATGGCCGCGGTGCGACTGCGGCGCCGACCGAACAACGGGTTCACCGTGATCTTCCCAGCGTCTACCGCACCGGTCATGATCTGGGACATCAGCGTCAGCGAGTGGCTGGCTGTCGTGTCGTCGTGTGTCTCGCCAACCGAGTTCGCCCAGGCCTCCGCCTCGAACCAGTTGACCTTGTTCAGCGGCACGTGCTCCCATCGCGGGAGGATGTGGGTGTCGAGCCGGTCCCATCGCGTGGTGTTGGTGCGGCCGCGGGGCGCCTTTGTGGCCATCCACTCGCGGGCCCACTGGCCGAACGGGGTTTGCGCGAGGCTCGGGTCGACCCACCGGCCGGCGCGTACCAGGGCTTCCTGCTCCTCGCCGTACTCCTTGGCGGTGCGCTCTGTGGGGAACCCGGGCTCTGATCCTGTGCTGCCGTCCGGCAGTTTGAAGCGGGCGCGCCAGGTGTATTGCTTGGTCTTCTTGCCGTTGCGGACCTTGAACACCTTCTCGGCGTAGGCCATGTGCACCTCCGTGTTGGGCAGGCGGGGCCTGCTATCCCACAGGCCCCGCCTTGCCAAGGTGCTACACGCCGTCCTCGCCGATCGCCTTCAGGAGGTCCGGGTCTGAGCAGATCCGGCGCCCGAGCCGAGCGGCTGCGTCCTCATTGAGGCGCTGGCCGTTCAGCAGGACTACCGGTGCGCGCCCGGGCTTCCTGACAACTATGGCGAGTTCGCCGTGGGGGATGTCCGGTACACGCTGGAACCGCATGGGGCGGCCTCCCCCTTACCTGTTGGGTGACGACCCCTCCCAGGTAAGCGGAATCTTTGCACACCTTTGGCATATGCGCTTGGGCTTGTGGGCGTGTCGTGGTGATTGTCGACTAATCAGGCTGACGGGTCGTCGTCGGCCAGGATCTCGCGGGCCACGCGCTGAAGGCGGGCCCACTTCTTGAGGTCGGCGCGGAGCTGTTCCGGTGTGGCGTCGGGCCTCTCGCCGCGCTTCCAGATCAGGACTACCTCGCCGCCGTCCGGTTCGTCGCCCAGGCCGATTGCGTCGGCATCGGCGACGGTTCCCCCGAGGAGTGCCATGCGCACGCGCTCCGTGAGGTCGTCGAGGAGGTCGTCGACGGATTCAGCCTCCGGCGACGTTGCCACGTTGACGGTCGGCTGGTGGGCCACGGCGGACGGTGCGCTTCGGATTGGTTCGCCGCCGGCGAGCACCAGGGCGATGGAGTCAGGTGCCCACCCGAGGACCTGGGCGACGCTCCGGTGCGATAGCTGGGGCGCGCTGAACTCGCGTCCGCGCTCGATGCTCTGCACTGCACTACGACTGAGGCCCGCCGCGTTGGCCAGCTCAATCTGAGACAGCCCCGCGGTCTTGCGTGCCTCCATGACGGCCCTGCCGAGCCGTCCCCAGTCCTGCTCCATGAGCACATCATGCCTCACCTTGAGGCAACCCGTGCACACATATCAAGCCCTTTTGAGCTGTGGCTAAGGCTCACTGAAGGGGCGCAAGGGTTGCCCCCGCGAGCCGGAATGGGCATCGGATGCCACTGACGGCGCTCTGAGTAAGCTCTAGAACCTGTAGTCCAAGTGAGCCTGAATGCTTGCTCAGTGAGCCTTCTTGTGGTGTGATTCTCACGTGACACCGAACGGCACTGCGATCCGCAGCATCCGGCAGGCACACGGAGTGAGCCTCCGCACGCTTTCAGCCCGCGTGGGCAGAGACCGGGGCTTTCTCTCGAAGGTCGAACGGGGGCTCCAGGGGGCGAGCGAGTCGACCCTCCGGGAAATCGCGGCCGCGCTCAACGTGCCTGTCGCCGCCATCAACCGAGAGGAACAGCCGTGACCAAGAAGGTCGCAAACGAGCTGCCGGACTGGCTTACCGCCACGGACCGGCTCCGGCTCTACTCGCCGGAGGAAGTCATCGCCCTGGGGCTCCTGCCGCACACCATCGGCACGCTCAAGGACGCCGCGTACCGCAAGCGCGTCCCGTGCCTCAAGGTCGCCGGGAAGATCCGCTTCCGCCTCGACCACGTCTGGCAGATCCAGCAGGCCGGCGAGGTCGACCCGGCCACCCGCGGCCGCCGCCGCGCCGCCGCCTGAGCAACCCCCCGACATGGGTCGGGCCCCCACCCGGATGCCGCCGGACGAAGGCCCTCGCCCACCAACCACGAAGCACACGAAAGAGAGGTGGACTGTGTCCATCTTGGCAGAGAACACCGAGCAGGTGTTGACCGAGTCCCGCACGATGCGCGCGGCGACGGTTGAGCGGACGGACGTCCTCACGAAGGTGAAGGCGCTGTCGTTGCTCCCGGACGGCGTGCACGCGACGACGGAGCTGGTGGCCGGCTTCTACGAGGTCGGCGTCGAGACGATCAAGTCCCTGGTGAAGGACCACCGGGCCGAGCTCACGGAGAACGGGTACAGCGTCCTGCGCGGCGCTGAGCTCCGCGAGTTTGTTGGGTCCTCCAGGGACCTCACAAACGCGGTGGACCCGAAGGCGCGCGCCGTCGCCCTGTTCACGCGGCGGACGGTCCTGAACGTGGGCCAGTTGCTGACGGGTAGCGAGGTCGCGCACCGGGTGCGTGAGTACCTGCTGAACGTCGAGGAGTCGGCGTCGACTGCGGCCCGCACCGATGCGGTGGACCGGGCGGAGCTGGCCGCGTTGCAGATGCGGGTGCTGGCGGCAGCCGGCGGGATCGTCGACCCGAAGTGGCTGGAGCTGAAGGCCCGGCACGTGGCGGCGCGGGCGCTTGGCGAGGAGCCGGAGGTCGATCCCGCGGACCGGCCGCTGTACGTGCCGGACTTCCTGCGCTCGAAGGGTCTGAAGAAGGCCGACATCCTCAGCGTGCAGTCGTGGTTCGGCCGGCGTGCGGCTTCCCTGTACGAGGCGGAGCACGGTGAGCGTCCGGGGACGCGGACGGAGGAGACGGCTCGCGGGTCGGTGCGCGAGACGGTCGCGTGGACGTACGCGGCCCTGCCGGTCTTCGAGGAGACGTGGTCGCGGTACTACGCGGCTCAGTACCCGCAGGCCCCGGCCCAGCTGAGCATCGCGGGCGGTGCTGCGTGAACGCGCGGGGGCCGGTGAGTGAGGAGCGGCTGCTGGAGCTCCGCCGCTCGTACGTGAACGCGGAGGGCCTGGAGGCCCGGGTGATCGTCGAGCTGCTGGACGAGATCGACGTGCTGGACGAGGCGTTGGCCGCGTCGGAGGACGAGGTCGAGCGGCTGAGGGCGAAGGTCGAGCCGAAGGCGCCGTCGGCGTCGGTGTCGAAGACGGCGTCGGGGAAGTGGGCGGTGCGCTGGCGCGAGGACGGCAAGCAATTGTCGCGAACGTTCGAGCGGCGGGCTCACGCGGAGGCGTTCCGTGCGGAGATGCGTGGCCGCTGGATGGGCGGTGCCCGGTGAGCGCGCTGGTGGATGTGTCGGTGCTGCGGTGGCTGCCGTCGGACGTGGCTGACGTGGACGCGGTTCGGGCGGCGTCCGCCGGCCTGGTGGCCCGGGTCTCGGGCGGCGAGGTGCTGGACGTGGACGTGGCGCCGGACGGTTCGGTGGTCCGGCTGCAGGTGGCCAGCGTGGCTGGCCTGTCGGCTTGGTACGAGGCGGTTGGCGGGGCGTCGGGGGCTACGGCTTCGCGGGAGGAGGGCGGCCTGGCGTGGTTTGTGCGGCTGCCGGCCCTGGTCGATCTGCCGGGTGTGCGGGTGGAGCTGACGGCGGTGTCCGGGGAGTTCGAGCGGCTGCCGCGGACGGCGTTGGTGCGGGACATGTGCCCGTGGACGGCCCGTATGTGGGCGATCGAGGACCGTGAGGCGGCCGCGGCCGCCCGGCTGGGGAGGGCGGCGTGATGGCCGAGTGCATGGACCTGTCGCAGGTCACGGGTGTCGCGGAGATCACCGTGGACGGTGAGGAGCTGTGGGTGTCGCCGGGCCTGAGCGGGAGCGGCCGGTACTGGTCCCTGCTCACGCCCACGGACCTGCGGGCGGGTGTGGTGACGGAGCACGCGGACGGCACGGCGGACGTCGTGGTCGGGACCGTGGCCCAGCACGTCGAGTCGGTGCAGGCCGGGGCGGAGTGGGTGGTCGCGGTACTGCGGGGCGACGCGGGGTTCCTGTGCCCGTGTGGCTGCGGCCGGCCCTTCCACCAGCACAACCCGAACACGACGGACGGTGCCCGGTGACCGGGGCCGAGGTGACACCGGTGCTGACGCTGCTGGTCGCCGGGCCTCTGGCCGGGGTCGCGGTCCGTGCGTGGGTGCACCCGGACGAGGTCCGCCGCCGGGCCCACCGCCGCCGGCTGAGGGCGGCCCGCCACCACAACAACCTGAAGGGGAGGACCCGATGAGCGACTTCGAGAACCCGGTCGCACGCCGGGCGGTTCGCAGGCTGGCCGCCACGTACGGGGCGCCGCTGGCCCGCACGGTGGTCGCGCTGCTGGACGGGGAGGGCATGCTCGCGCAGGCCGCGTCCCGGATCAGCGGGGCGTTCCCGGTGTGGGTGCGGCGCCGGCCGGTGGGTGTGGAGCTGGACGTGACGCCTCTGGTGTCGGCGCTGCTGGTCGCCCTCGCGGCGGAGGCGGCGGAGGACCCGGAGGGCGTGGGCCTGGAGCTGGCCGACCTGTACGCGGCGGACGGCCCGGAGCGGGACGCCCTGGTCGAGGGGCTGCTGGAGCGCCTGGGTGGCGCCACGATGCAGCTCGCCTCGGCGGATGCCCGGGAGTTGGCGGAGCGGCTGCTGGTCGCGGCCGGCCCGCGCATCCCGCAGCAGCGGCCGGAGGTGGCGTGATGGCCGCGCTCTGGTACACGGCCGCCGCGCTGATCGGCGCCCTGTTGGCGGCTGGCTGGTGGTCGGACGTGCGGGCGCGTCGCCGGGTGAAGTCGGCGCCTGCGTTCGAGGTGACGCCGGAGCAGATCCGGCACGTGTCGCTGCGGCAGGAGGACGACCGGTGACCCGCCGTCTCCGCAGCCTCGCCGGTCTGCGGGTCCGCCGCATCACCTGGCCGTTCCCGGCCCTGGAGCTGGTCCGCCCGGACGGCTCGGGCTGGCTGATCTGCCGTCTCCCGAACCCCAAGAACTGATCAACCCCGGCCGGGGCCCGCGTGCCCCGGCCACTCCAGACGGAGAAAACGTTGAGCACTGACATCGTGCGGGCGACGCCGGTCGCCACCAACCTGCCGGACATGGTCCGGTACGCCGAACACCTCGCCCAGGCCGACATGCTGCCCAAGGGCTTCGCTGGTCGCCCCGCCAACGTGCTGTATGCCATGGAGTACGGCCGCACCCTGGGCATCACCCCCCTCGCCGCCCTGACCGGCATCCACGTCATCGAGGGCAAGCCCTCCGCCAGTTCAGGCCTGATCGGCGCTCTGGTCCGGCAGGCCGGCCACAAGCTGCGGGTGAAGGGCGACGGCCGTACGGCAACCGCGCAGATCATTCGGGCCGACGACCCGGAATGGACGTACGAGTGCACGTGGGACCTGGAGCGGGCCGAGCAGGCTGGCCTGTGCCAGATCAAGAACGGCAAGCCGTGGGCGCGGGACCGGAACGGGAAGCCGACCGCGTGGGAGAAGTACCCGGCCGCGATGCTCAAGGCGCGCGCCATTACCGAGGTCGCGCGGGACGCCTGTGAAGACGTGCTGTTCGGTCTGCACTACACGCCCGAGGAGTTGGGCGCGTACGTCGACCAGGACGGCAACCCGGTGGACGCCCCGGTGCAGCCGCTGCGGGCGGTGCCGAGCGAGACCGTGACGGTCCTGGACCTGGGCCCCGAGTCGCAGCAGGCTGCGGAGGATGCCGCGCACACCACGGATGCCAGTGTGGTGCGGCAGATCTGGCAGGCAGCGGGGAACGCCGGGCTGCTGGAGGTACCGGTGCAGACGCCGCTCGGCGGCATGACGCTTCGGGAGTACCTGATCGCCCGGGGCGGCCAGTTGGCCGCTGCGGCGGAGCCGGTGGACGCCGAGATCGTCGAGGACGACGAGCGGACGGCGGCGGTCGACGCCCTGCGCGGAGCCGCGCTCGCGGCCGGGGTCGCCGAGACCATCGAGCGGGACTTCCAGCAGTCGTTCGGCGTGCCGATCGCGGACGCGACGGTCGAGCAGCTCGGAGAGATGACGAAGCTCCTGGCGGGTGCCGCGTGAATCTCAAGGAGACCGCGGGCCGGGCCGCTGTGCTGCAGGCCCTGTACGACGCCATCGGCGAGGAGCTGAAGACCGCGAAGGCGGACCAGGCCGCCGGTATGAAGGCCGCCCGGGAGGAGACCGGCACGACCCGGATCGAGGCGACGCTGCCGGACGGGACGGTCGTCGCGAAGGTGGTCCTGGTCCCGGGGTCGCGGGCCGCCGAGGTGGTCGACGAGGCGGCGTTCCTGGCGTGGGTGCGGGAGAACCGGCCGGACCAGATCCGGCGCGAGTTCGTCACCAGCGTCCGCGAGGCGTTCGTCAAGTCGCTGCTCAAGGAGCTCACGGCGGCCGGCGTGCCGCAGTGGGTGGACCAGGAGACCGGTGTGGTCCACGACGTGCCGGGAGTCCGGATGCAGCCGCGCGCCTCGTACACCCGCACCACGTGGGAGAAGACCGGCCGCGACGCGGTCGCAGAGGCCTGGCAGTCCGGCGCGCTGACCGCGCTGGTCTTGCCCGAGCTGACCGCCGGGGGTGCTGAATGAGCAGGCACAAGCACATCCGTCACGAGCCGATCGCCGAGGGTCTGCGGTCTTTGCCGGGCGAGTGGGGTCTGGTCAGCAACTACGTGTGGCAGGGCGCCGCGAAGACGACGGCCCGCTCGATCGAGACCGGGCGCCTGATCTCCTACCAGCCGGCCGGGACGTTCGAGGCCGAGGTCCGAATCGGTGGCGAGGGCGATGCCCTGGTGTACGCCCGCTACGTCGGCACGGTGGGGGTGACGGCATGACCGTCTGGTTCGAGGAGCCGCTGGCAGCGTTCGACACGGAGACGTCTGGCTTGGACGTCGAGTCCGACCGGGTCGTGACCGCGACGGTGCTGGGGTTCCGTGCCCAGCGCGGGAAATGGGCGGAGGACGACGAGGGCCGTTGGGCGCCGACGCGCCTGTCCTGGCTGGCCGACCCGGGGATCGAGATCCCGGAGGCTGCGAGCCGGGTGCACGGCATCACGACGGAGGTGGCGCGGGCGAAGGGCTGGCCGGCCGCGAAGGTCATCCAGGGCGTCGGAATCGCGCTCGCCGAGTATGTCGCCGCGGGGACGCCGCTAGTGGTGATGAACGCGCCGTACGACCTGTCGCTGTTGGACCGGGAGTTCGCCCGGCACGGCCTGCCGTCGCTGGCCGAGCAGGCCGGGGCCGAGCCGCTCGCGATCGACCCGCTGGTCCTGGATCGGCACGTCGACCGGTACCGGCCCGGCAAGCGCAACCTTGGCTCGCTGTGCCTGCACTACGGGGTGCCTCTCACCGAGGCGCACGACGCGACGGCGGACGCTCTCGCGGCGGCCCGGGTCGCGGTGGAGATCGGCGCCCGCTACCCGGCCGTGGGCCGGCTGACGCTGGCTGAGCTGCACGCCCAGCAGCAGGTGTGGGCGCGACAGCAGGCCGACGGGCTGCGGGACTACCTCGCCACCCGGGGCCGCGACGCCTCCGGCGTGCACGGGCACTGGCCGCTCATCCCCCGGCAGGAGGTGGCGTCGTGACTCCCGAGGAAGGCGGCGACCTGGTCGAGCGGCTGCTGCCAATCGCGGCGCGGATCGCGTGCGTCGTCAACGGCGACGGCGACCGTCACGACATCGACCACCACACGAAGCGTCTCGACCGACAGGAGCTGATTGCCCTTGTCGTGCTTCTCGGCGCCATGGTCGACCCCAACGCTCGTGTGGATGACGCTCTCGGGTTCATCACCTGGGACGAGCATGGCCGCCCGGCGCCGCCGAAGGTTCACGGCCGACTGACGATCCGCAGCCTTGGCTACGACGTTGAGGGCCCGACCACGCTCGGTGCCGAGCGTGTCCTGCGCTCCGAGCAGGTGCAGCTCGCCCGCGAGCTGCACCTGGGACAGGGCTTCACGATCACCGAGGTGGCCCGGCAGTTGGGCGTAGGGCCGAAGACGGTGCAGAAGTGGGCCGGGGAGTGGGCGGCATGACGGCCCAGCGCTACCGAGACCCGGCGGACCGGGCGGAGTCGTACTCGGTGACGTTGACAGCCGCCGAGGTGCCCGAGGTGGACCAGGAGAGGGCCCGCCGCTACATCGCCTCCCGAGCCCGTGACGACGCCGACGAGGCCCTGCTGCTGGCCGCCCTCGGCCTCGACCGGCCGACGCCGTGAGCGCCTGCCGGCAGCCGCTAGCCCCGCAGCCCGACCAGCCGGACGGCCAGGACCGCTACTGCGGGCGCGACGCCCGCTTCTACCGGACCGGTTGGCGCTGCCCCGACCACACCCCCGCCCGCGAGAACGGGCGCGCCGAACCCCCCGACCCGAAGGAGTGCCAACGATGAGCACCACCCCAATCCACGCTGCCGAGTTGGCGGCCAGCCTCACCCGTGTCCGCCCGCACGTCAGCCGGGACACCGAGCTCGACGCCCTCAACGCCATCCGCATTGAGGCCAGCGGCAGCTACCTCTTCACGATCGCCACCGACCGGTACACCTTCGCCATCAACCGGGTCGAGACTGTCGATAGCGGCCCGTGGGCAGCTCACCTCCGCCGCGATGACGTCCCGGTCGTCGTGGCGTGGCTGGAGCGCCTCAACCCGGGCGCCGTCGTCGAGCTGGGCATCGAGGTCGTCAACGACGACACCGTCATCGTGCTGCAGTCGGCGGCTGGCTCGATGCGAGTGCCCGACAAGACGTCGAACCGCCGACACTTCCCCGACTGGCGGAAGCTGGCCCGCGACATCCTCCAGAAGTCCGAGAAGGACGCCGGGTTCACCGGGTACAACAGCACCTACCTGGCCCGTTTCAAGGGCATCGGCCCGATGCTCCACTCCTGGCAGGACGGCCCGCGGTCGCCGCTGGTGCTGGCCGAGGAGGGTGGCGGGTTCATCGGCTTCGTGATGCCGGTCCACAGTGAGCAGAAAAGCCGAGATGGCGTGGTGGAGAAGTGGCTGGCGCCGCTCCGGCGGACCGACGCCGTGGTCATGGGCGCGCGCTACGACCTGACGGCGACCTGGACGGACCGGCACGGCGACCCGTGGCAGTACGCCGGCCAGGACGGGGTGAACGGCGAGCCGCTGATGGAGTTCGTCGGCATCGAGGACGACCCGTGGCTCCTCAGCAAGGTGATCGCCGAGTTCGGCCCGCTCACCCGCGCCGAGGCCTGACTCGCCTGATCTGCCTGGGGCGGGGTGTCCATCCCCCGCCCCAGGCCACCAACCCCGACCGCACCAACTGACCGGAGACCAGCACATGGCCGAGAAGGACCGGCGCACTTACGTCCGTGTCCACGATGGGCTGACGGACCACCCGAAGATCGTCGAGGTGGGCGGGGAGGCCGCGTGGCTGTACGTCAGCGCGCTCTGCTACTCGTCGCGTCAGCTGACCGACGGCCTGGTTCCGAAGCGTCTGATCCCCCGGTTGACCGACGGAAGCAAACCTGAAGCAAGTGCTTCGGCACTGCTTCGCGTTGGCTTGCTTCACGAAGGCGAACACGACTGCCCGCGATGCCCCGTCGGAGGCCCTGACGTGTACGTGGTCCACGACTATCTGGAGCACCAGCGGTCCGCGTCGGAGGTCGCCGCGCTCCGCGAGAAGCGTTCCGCCGCAGGTCAGCGAGGCGGAAAGCGCTCCGGCGAGTCCCGTCGGGCAGCTTCTCAGGCCGAAGCAAACGGTGAAGCAAACGCGAAGCAAGTGCTGAAGCAAACGCGAAGCAAAACCGAAGCAGAGACAGAGACAGAGACAGAGGTAGAAGAAGTACTACGTACTTCTTCACGTGCGCGCCGTAAGGCCGGTCACGACGAGCCACCACGAGCAGACGTCGAACGCGTCTGCCGGGCCCTCGCCGACGCCATCGAGAACAACGGCAGCAAGCGGCCCACCATCAACGACCGGTGGCGCACCTCCGCCCGGCTGCTGCTCGACAAGGACGGCCGCACCGTCGAGCAGGTCCTCGGCGCCATCGAGTGGTCGCAGGCCTCCGAGTTCTGGCGCGGCGTCGTCCTGTCGATGCCCAAGCTTCGCGACAAGTACGACCAGATGCGCCTCCAGGCCACCCGCAACCAGCAGCAGCCCGGTACCGCTGTCGCACCGGCTGGCCGCGGCAACCACCTGCCTGGCACCGACAGCCGCATCGCTGAGCACTACGACCTCATGCAGGAACTCCTCGCCGAAGGGAGCCAGTGATGGACGCCGTTGAAGCGACCAAGCTCCTCGCCCACGCCGCCGCGTTCGACAACCGCAAGCCGTCCAAGGCCGCCAGCATCGCGTGGGCCGAAGCCCTCAAGGACATCCCCGCCGACCCCGACGCGTTCGCCGCCGTCGCCCGCTTCTACGCCAAGCCCGCCCGGGACGGCGACCTCGACGGCACCCGCTGGATCCAGCCCCACCACGTCAAGCAGCTCCGCAAGGAAATCCGCGGCGAACGCATCCCGGCGGCCGACAGCATCATCTACCCGGCCATCCCGAGCGAGACCGGCGCCGAGTTCGTTGAGCGCCGTCGCCAGCAGATCACTGCCATCGCCGATGGCCGGATCGAACCCGAGATCAACCGCCAGCTCAAGGGCGGCCCGCACCCCACCATCGCCGACACCCTCACCGGCATCGGCCAGATGCCCGCCCACCTGCGCGACGAACTTGCCGCAGCCGGCATCGGCCGCCGAACCGGCCGCTTCCCCGAACTCGCCATCGCCTGCCCGCTCGAACTGTGCCGCGCAGCCCCCGGGAAGCCGTGCAGGAGGCCCAGCGGCAAGGAGATCAAGACGGACACCCACAGCAGCCGCCGCGACGCCTACGCCGCACGCCCCGCCGCCTGAACGGCAGCCACCCCACCCGGCTCGACACCTGGCTCGTCCACACCACCCGCACCGCCGCCTGAGGAGACCCTCGATGCAGCCCGAGACCTACCCCGCCCAACTCGCCGTCGCCTGCGAGCTCTGCCCCACCCAGCTCGCCGCCGACTTCGTCGTCACCGACGACACGACCAAGACCCAGCGACTCCAGCTCATCACCGACCACGCCCGCACCCTCGGCTGGCTGTGCGTCGACAGCTGGACCTACTGCCCCACCTGCACCAGCAAGCCGACCACCTGGACCGTCACCGCCGACAACGGCCTCGACCTGTGCGAGGTCATCGACCCGTCGAAGCCGCACTACGCGCCCAGCAAGGACGGGGCCGTGAAGGACGGCATCACCATCCGCGCCCACCAGGGCCAGCCCCACGCGGTCGCCCTGATCGGCGACACCATCACCCGCCAGCCCGACGGCACCTACACCGTGCAGCCGGCCGCCGCCCCGTCTGCCTGAGGACCCGCCATGACCCAGCCCCTGACCGCCGAGCAGTGGAAGCGCCGCGCACTCCGCGCCGAGGGAGCCGTCTTCCACGCCCTGTGGATGCACCCGCTGACCTACAACAACGAGACCGCCATCGAGATGCGCGACCGGTTCCACCAGCACATCGAGGCCACCTATCCCGACCTGATCACCCGCTACAGCCACCAGCCCGTTCAGGTGTATGCCCGGGCCGACTCCTGCGGCTGCCCGGACGACGGCTCGGCCGAGTACGAGGCCGCGCACAGCGAGCCCGACGATGAGGACGGCTACGTGTGCTCGCGGCGACCGCTCGGCCGGGTCTGCGAGCAGTGCGAGGACGAGGACGGCGACGGGCCCGAGTGGCTGCCGGACGGCGTGCTGTGGCCGTGCCCGCCGATCGCCGCGCTCAACGCCAGCCCGACCGCCACCGAGGAGACCACCCGATGAGCCAGCCCCAGGCCGCCGCCCTCGCTACCGCCCTTGAGGACGCCCGCGTCCGCCTCTGGCTCATCGAGCAGGCCCTCCAGGACATCGACGCCAGCCAGGACCCGGCCGGGATCGTCCCCGCCGTCGGCCCGTACCTCGACGGCCCCCTCCACCCCGACCACATCGCCGCCTACCACGCCGCCCAGGAGGCCTGAACCATGGACCAGCCCCTCGACCTCGACGCCATCCAGGCCCGCTGCGACACCGCCACCCCCGGACCCTGGTGGAACGACGGCCACGAGATCTACCAGGGTGAGCACGCTGGCATCCCGGCTGTGTCCACGTGGATCGGCGAGACGTGCACCGTCAGCCTCCCGGACTACGGCGACGCCAACGGCGCCTTCCTGGCGAACGCCCGGCAGGACGTGCCCGCCCTGCTCGCCCGGGTCCGGGAACTGGAGGCCGAAAACCAGCAACTCGCCGACCACGCCGACGAGCTCACCACGGAGATCGCCGAAGGCATCGCCAACCAGACCATGCTCAAGGGCCTCACCATCCAGGACGGCCAGGTCTGCCTGGAGATCGAGCCCGCCCGCGAGATGCTCCTCGTCCTCGTCGCCTCGATGCGCACCATGCTCGACGACGCCGGCGCCGAGAACTACCTCACCACCGAGGCCACCTTCCCGAAGTCCGTGAGCCTCGACCTCCAGGACGGCCAGCACCCCGAGGACTCGTACACCCTCACCGTCCAACGCCGCCACCGGCCGACCGCCCACGACTTCAGGCGCCGTGCCGAGGCTGAGGTTCAACGCCTCACCGCCGAGGTTGAGCGGCTGTCGGCCGACCGCACCGCAGTCCGGAACGCCATCGCCGAGGACCTCATGGAGCTCCACGACGACCCGGCCACCCCCGACCGCTACCGCGCCGGCCTTCGCGCGGCTGCCCGCCGTATCCCGCTCGCCCAGGACGGCGGCTACTAGCCCAGGACGGCCCCCAGCAGCCCGCCTGACGGCCCCACAGCCCCAACCGCACCAACGGGGCCACCCAGACCGAGAACGGGCGCCACAGCCCCCGCCACAGCCCCCGCGCCGGACCGGTCCAACCCCGAACCGCGCGCGCCACACACCCACCACGGAGACCAACATGACGCTGACCGTGACCGACTTCTTCTGCGGCGCCGGCGGATCCAGCCAGGGCATGCACAACATCCCCGGCCTCCAGGTCGCCACCGCCGCGAACCACTGGGACCTCGCCGTCCGCACCCACCAGGAGAACTTCCCCGAGGTCCGCCACGACTGCGCCGACATCTCCCAGATCGACTTCCGCCGCTACCCCCGCACCGACCTCCTCTGGGCCTCGCCGGAGTGCACCAACCACTCTGTCGCCAAGGGCGTCAAGCGAGCCAACGATCTGCAGCCCGACCTGTTCGGCGAGGTCCTCCCCGAGGAAGCCGCCGTCCGCTCCCGAGCGACAATGTGGGACGTCCCCCGCTACCTGGAGGCCATGGTCCTGCGCGGCCGGCCCGTCCTCGGCGGCGTCGTCGAGAACGTCGTCGACGCCCGCAACTGGGCCCTGTTCGACGCCTGGTGCATGGCCCTGCGCGCCCTCGGCTACGAACTGCGCCTCGTCTACCTCAACTCCATGCACGCCCGACCCCGCTTCGGCACCCCCCTTGCCCCGCAGTCCCGCGACCGCATGTACGTCGTGTACTGGCGCAAGGGCAACCGGGCCCCGCAGATCGAGAAGTGGACCCGCCCCGATGCTCTCTGCCCCGAGCACGGCCGCGTCCACGCCGTCCAGTCGTGGAAGAACCCCGACCGCGAATGGGGCCGCTACCGCGCCCAGTACATCTACCGCTGCCCCGTCGCCGGCTGCTGGACCCCCGTCGAGCCGTGGGCCCTCCCGGCCGCCGCCGCGATCGACTGGGACACCCCCGGCCAGCGCATCGGCGACCGCGCCAAGCCCCTCGCCGCGAAAACCCTCGCCCGGATCCGCGCCGGCCTCGCCAAGTACGCCCGCCCGATCAGCCTGGAAGCTGCGGGCAACACCTTCGAGCGCCGGCCCGGCGTCCGGACCTGGCCGCTGGACGGCCCGCTGACGACCCAGACGACCACCGCGACCAAGGCGTTGGCGTACGAGCCGTTGATGGTGCCGGTGGAAGGCCGCGACGGGAAGGCCGCCCTGTCCGCCCTCGACCCGCTGCGGACCATGACGACCCGCAACGAGACCGGCCTCGCCTGGTTCGAGCCGTTCCTCGCCGAGCTCCGCGGCGGCGGCTCCGACCACCGGCCCGCGTCCGACCCGCTTGCCACCGTCTGCGCCTCGGGCAACCACCACGGCCTGGTCGCCCCGCCCATGCTCGTCCCCGCCGGCGGCACCTGGAACGAAGAGGCCCGCCCGACCGACGAACCGTTCCGGGCCCGCACCACCCGCGAAACCGAGGCCCTGCTCGTCCCGTACTACGGCAACGGCACCGCCCGCCCGACCGGCCAGCCCGCCCCCACCGTGACAACCGTCGACCGCCACGCCCTGGTGACGACGGAACTCGCCGTCGAAGAGTGCCTGTTCCGGATGCTCAGCCCCACCGAGATCGGCGCCGCGATGGCGTTCGGCCGCGACTACACGGTGCTCGGCAACAAGCGGGAGCAGGTCCGCCAGTACGGCAACGCCGTCACCCCGCCGGCCGCCGAGGTCCTGATGAGCGCCCTGGTCGAGTCCATCACCGGCGAGGACCTCCAGCCCGCGCGTGCCGGGGCTGCCGCGTGAGCTTCTACATGATCCCGATCGTCCACTGTGACGGGCCCAACTGCGAGGCCCCGGAGATCCACCACCCCGAGGCCCGGACGGTCAAGGACGTCCGCCGGGTCCGCAAGGCCGACGGCTGGCACCAGCGCCCCGGTGGCCGGGACATCTGCCCCGACTGCTGGACCGCCGGCCACCGCTGACCACCCGTCCCGCCGCCGCCCCCCCGGGCGGCGGCCCCACCCCGGAGGAGACCACCGTGGACCACGAGCAGCTGACCGAGATCCTCACCGCAGCCCTGGAGGCCATCGAGAACGAGGTCGGCATCGACGAGATGGAGATCCCCGATCTCGCCGTCAGCCTGGCCAACGCCATCCTGCGGGCCGCCGGGTGACGACCCCGTTCCTGCTGCTCGTGGCCGGCGGCCTGCTCGCCGCCGGCCCCGCGCTCATCACCATCGCCCTCTGCCACGGCGCCAAGCGCCGCTACCAACCCGAAGGAGACCCGCAGTGACCCGCCACCTCTGGGAGATTGACCACCCGTACTACTGCACCCAGGGCAACTACTACGCCCGTGCCGGTGAAGGACTCCACACGTCCTACGAGTCCTGGACCGACTTCTACCAGGACTGGGGCGCCGAGGACCCCGACCTCAACCTCGTGTTCCGCTGGGACTGGCAGCGCTTCGACCCCGACGACTACGAGCCTGACCAAGAAGTGCCCGCAGACGTGCTCCAGGTCTTCTGGGTTCTTCAGCGCAAGGCGATTCTGCGGTCTACCTCGTGCGTCGTCACCGAGGCCGACGAGCCGGCCGTTCGGAA